TGGAGAATCTAATGACCACTAATCCATTCACCTTCAAGACCTCATTTGTTGGAGACATAGAGATTGGTGGAGGAGAGATTAAATTCAATCTCCCATTAACCAATAAGAGACTGGTGTTGAATATGACAGATTTAGAGACTTTCAAGGAAATGTTAATCACTAAAGACTAAGAATATGGATGAACTTATGATGTATGAATACCTAAAGAAGAAAGGTATGGGTGGTATGAATGAGCATGAGTTCATGGATAAATTCAAGAATTTTATGACTAAGTATAGAAGAAACTCAATGAGACATGGCAATGAAGGAGACTTCATGCCTATGGATGACTTCTATATGAGAAGACATGGAAGACCTGATGAGTTCATGGACATGTTTGATTCAAGAGGTGATAGATTCTCTGATAGATTCAATGAGTCTGGCATGGGAGGTAATGATATGGACAGAATGATGAGATACATGAAAAGCTCAATGAGAAATTCAATGAGTGGAGAACACTTCACTGAATCTGAGGCTAAGTATCTTGTAGCTGATATGTATCATACTGAGAATGGCAGGAAGTACAGTGGTGAGAAGTTTGATATGCACAAAGCAAAGGAAATTTGTGAGAGATATAGAGGAATACTTCCTACATCTGTTACAGTAGCTGATGTATATGTTGCAGTCAACTCTCAGTACCATGATTATGCAGAGCTGTTTAAGAACTGGTTTGGTGATGGTATAGAACAGAAGATAGTTGAATCTGCTATTGTATTCTGGTTTAAGGATGCAGATTGCAAAGCTGAAAACAAGGTAGTAGAATATCTTGGAGAATACTAATAAGATAAGGGTAAGAGATAATCTTACCCTTTCTTTTTGCCTATATTACAAGTATTTTATTTATATAGATAAAAGCAATTTATTTACTATATTGTAGATATGCAAAACTTTACTTACCTTTGCACTGTTTTAAGAACAAAAAGGTAGAAGAATATGGAAGAAGAACTTAGCTTAGATAACATCTTGGGAGCAGAGGAAATTGAGAATCTGTTTGTAGAAGATGAGAATACACAGGATACCCCACCTGCAAATGGGGAGCCTCCTAAGAAAGAGGAGGAACCAGATAATGATAAAGAAGAAACTACTGAGGTTGTTGATGTAGATAACTTGTTTACTGATACACCAGAGAGCGTAGGTAGTGGAAAAGAAAATACAGAGGAAAAGGAAGATACCACTCCTAAAGGGGATGGCACTTCTCCCAAAAACTTCTACTCTTCCATTGCCAAAGCCTTGAAAGAGGAAGGTATCTTCCCAGACCTTGATGATGAGGGTTTATCTAAGGTTAAAGACCCTGAAGACTTTAGAGATTTGATTGACCAACAGATAAAGGCAGGTCTTGATGAAAGACAGAAAAGAATTGATGAAGCCTTGAATGCTGGAGTAGAATCTACAGAGATTAGAAAGTATGAGAATACTATAAACTTTCTTGGTTCTATTAAAGAAGAGAATATCTCTGATGAAGGTGATAAAGGAGAGAAACTTAGAAAAGACCTGATTTATCAAGACTTTATTAATAGAGGTTATAGCAAGGAAAGAGCTGCAAGAGAAGTACAGAAGTCTTTCAATGCTGGTACTGATATTGATGATGCAAAAGAGGCTTTGAAAAGTAATATTGACTTCTTCAAGGATAAGTATGATGAACTTGTCAATGAGGCTAAGTCAGAAGCAGAACAGGAAGAGAGAGAAAGAAAGGAACAGGCTGAAAAGCTTAAATCCTCAATCCTTAATGACAAGGATGTGTTTGGGGATTTATCAATAGATAAATCAACAAGACAGAAGATTTATGATAACATAGCTAAGCCTGTGTACAAAGACCCAGAGACAGGAGAGTACTTTACTGCTATCCAAAAGTATGAAATGGAGAACAGAACGGACTTCCTAAAAAACATTGGGTTACTTTTCACACTAACTGATGGCTTTAAGAACCTTGATGGTTTGGTGAAAGGTAAGGTAAAGAAAGAAGTAAAGAAAGGTCTTAGAGAGCTGGAACATACTCTCAACAACACAGCAAGAACCTCAGATGGTAATCTAAAGTTTGTCAGTGGAGTTGATGAGGACCCTGAATCCTTTATTGGAAAGGGATGGAATCTTGATGTCTAAGCCTATAATATATAAAGATATAATAACTGATAAATTTTAAGTAAAATGGCTGGAAAATTAGGTAAGTTTCAAATGGTAGGCTTCCAACACTGGAAGGGTCTTACTAAGGAAAACCACCTTGGTTCTATCTTTCAGTTAGCTCCACAGAAGGCTACAAACCTAATGGTGCAACTGTTGGCTTATTACAGAGGAAAGACACTTGACACATTCCTAAATCAATTCCCAACAAGAGAGTTTGAGGATGATAATGAATACTACTGGGATGTTATTGGTTCTTCAAGGAGAAACATTCCTCTTGTAGAGGCAAGAGATGAAAATGGTACTGTTGTTACAGATGCCAGTGGTATGATTGGAGTAGGCACTGCTCCCTTCTATTTGGTATTCCCTGAGGATTGGTTTGCTGATGGTGAGTACATTGTAGGTAATCTGAATGAAATCTATCAGTTCAGAATACTTGGAGACCCAAGAATGGAGGGTACTAATGCAGTATATAAGGTAGAGCTTGCTGGTGGTAACACAGCAGGTGTTCCTGCTGAAAGATTGCTTGCAGGTGAGAGATTCTCAGTTGAAGCTGCATTTGTTGAGAAGGAGCTTTCAAGAAAGGTTGGTGATGTAAGATTTACAAGCCCTGTTTCTATGAGAAATGAGTGGTCTGTAGTAAGAATCCAACATAAGGTTCCAGGTTCTATGTTGAACAAGAAGCTGGCTGTAGGTATTCCTATTGTTAAGGAAACTGAAGGTAGATATACTAAGTCAGTTGCTACAATGTGGATGCACAATGTAGATTGGGAAGTAGAACAGCAATTCTCTGAGTACAAGAACAATGCACTTGCATTTGGTAGAAGCAACAGAAATGCCAATGGTGAGTACATGAACTTTGGTAAGTCTGGTAATGTTATTAAGACAGGTGCTGGTCTGTTTGAGCAGATGGAAGTTGCTAATACTATGTATTACAACACATTCAGCTTGAAGCTTCTTGAAGATGCTCTATATGAGCTTTCTGCTTCTAAGTTGGACTTTGGAGACAGATACTTCTTGATTAAGACTGGTGAAAGAGGTGCTATCCAATTCCACAAGGAAGTACTAAAGACAGTATCAGGTTGGACACAATTTGTTCTTGACAACAGCTCTATTGGTGTTATTCAAAAGACTCAATCTAAGTTGCACCAAAACTCATTGAGTGCTGGTTTCCAATTTGTTGAGTATAAGGCTCCTAATGGTGTTAGAGTTAAGATTGATGTAGACCCATTCTATGATGACCCAGTAAGAAACAAGATACTCCATCCAAATGGAGGTGTTGCATTCTCTTACAGATATGATATTATGTACATTGGTACTATGGACCAACCTAATATCTTTAAGTGTAAGATTAAGGGTGACAATGAGTACAGAGGTTATCAATGGGGTCTAAGAAACCCATTCACAGGTCAAAAGGGTAATCCTTATATGTCATTTGATGAGGATTCTGCTGTAATTCACAGAATGGCTACTCTTGGTATCTGTGTTCTTGACCCAACAAGAACTATGTCACTAATCCCTGCAATTCTACAGGGCTAATGATAAAAGGGGAGTAGGATAAGCTCCTACTTCCCTTATTTTATTTCAAAAAGTTAAGGAGAAGATATGGCAGAAAAGAAAATGGAAGAGAAGGTGGATTATACTGTACCTGACTTTGATATAGACAATACAGAGACTCCACTTCAGGAAGTACCAAAAGAAGAGGCTACTATAAAAAGCCCTAAAAAGACACAAAAGAAAGTAGAGGTATCTGAAGATGCCTTAGTTAGTTGTCTAAGAAATGAGAGAATTATTGTAAGGCATGTGCCTAAGCTGACAGGTATGTGGGGTAATAACCCCAAGCATGTATTGTCAGGAGGTATGGCAGAGGGTGCAGTTAGAACATTTGTAGTACCAAGATTGTCTTCAGGTATGTTTGTCAATGTCCTTACAGACAAGGAGAAGGCATTTCTTGAGGAAATAATGGGTCTTGAATATAATGCACTAAGTATTTATAGGAAGGTAGACAACTTCTGGGATGATTCTAATGAAAATGGTATCAATAAGGTAAGACTGACAAAGCAGGATAACTACTTCAATCTATCTGACCCAGAGGATTACATCAGATATAAGATACTATTAGCCAACAAGGATTATATTGCTCCTTCATTGCAGGCATTACAAGATACTCCTAAGGCTACTTACCAGTTTGTTATCATTTCTGAGGGTGAAGAGACTAAGGTTGCTAAGAACAATATGAGTACCACAATGATGTGCTACAAGGAGTTTGGTAAGATTGAAGATGATGTTGATACATTAAGAGTTATTGTTGAGACTATTGATGGCAGACCTACATCACAAACTGCTAAACTTGAGTTCTTACAGACTAAGGTTAATAGCTTGATACAGGCTGATAGCAAGATATTCTTGAAGGTTATTACTGACCCAATGCTTTCTACAAAGGTTCTTATCAAGAGAGCTATAGAGGCAGGTCTGATTTCTAACAGGGGTAATTACCTATACTTGAGAAAGGATAATACTCCACTTTGTGAGGCTAATGAAGAGCCTACATTGAATGTAGCAGCTAAATACTTAAACTCTCCTAAGCATCAAGAAGTTAAGTTTGCTTTGGAAGCTAAGCTGAAGTAGGAAAAAAAAAGAGTATGACAACACAGGAATTTTCTAATGAATTTGATGTTCTGTATAACAATATAATGAGCAATCAAGCTCCAGGTCTTGATGAGTATGAGAAGTCTGTCTTTTTAACTAAGGCTCAGTTGGAGATATTGAAGAATTACTTCAACCCTAAAGGCAATAAGTATGGACAGGGATTTGATGAGAATGCTAAGAGACAGATAGACTTCTCTACTCTCATAACTGTTGCTAAGCCATCACAATATACTCCTGATGGGAGCTATGTTAAGTTTGATGATAGAAGCCAACTCTACAAGATGCCACAGGACATTCTACTTATGTTGAATGAAACAGGTATCAATACTGTAGATGGAGTTAAGAGATTGATTAGTATAATTCCTATGAATTATGAAGAGTATGCAAGACTTATGTCTAAGCCTTGGAAGCAGCCCCTAAAGAATCAAGGTTGGAGACTATTCCAATCTACTGGTGGGGTTGATTTTATCTCTGAGGTGGTTATTAAATATAATAGTTCTTTGACTGATTACAAGATTAGATATGTAAAAAGACCAAAGCCTATTATACTTGCAAATCTGGCTGATGAATATTCTAATGTATCCATTGAAGGAATAAATACAATCACAGAATGTGAACTGGACCCTATTCTTCACCCAGAGATTCTTCAAAGAGCAGTAGAACTTGCAAAGTCTGCCTATACAGGAGACTTGAAGAGTAGTGTAGAACTTGGTCAAAGAAGTGAATAATGACAACTGAAGAATTTTCTAATGAGTTTGACACCTTACTAAATAGTTACAGTGATAATCCTCCTTATGGAGAGGAGCATAGACTACTCATTACCCTCGATGAATATGAGAAATCTGTATTTCTCACTAATGCTCAAGAAGAGATAGTGATAGGTATGTATAATGGTAAGAATCCATTTGGAGACTCATTTGAGAGGACTGAGGAAATCAGAAGATACTTGAGTGACCTAATAAAGACTTACACAACTACTGACAAGAAAGTAGGATATACAGGACTATCCAAATCCTCAGTATTCTTTGAATTACCTGATGACTTATGGTTCATAACCTATGAAGCAGTTAATTTGAAAGATGATGGATTAGGATGTATGAGTGGTGAAGACATCTCTGTAATACCAATTACTCAGGATGAGTACCATAGGATAAGGAAGAATCCTTTCAGAGGTACTAATGAAAGAAGAGCTTTAAGGCTTGATTTGAGTGGTAAGGTAGTAGAGATAGTATCAAAGTATAATGTGGAGAGTTATCTTGTTAGATACCTTTCAAGACCTGCTCCAATTATATTAACTGATTTGACAGATAACCTGTCAATCAATGGTATAAGTGTAAAAACAGAATGTGAATTGAACCCTGTAATACATAGAGCTATACTTGAGAGAGCAGTAAAACTTGCCATCATAAGTAGGGTTCCAAATACAGGAAAAGAATAAAACTATTGTATAATTTAATATTAAATTAAAATGGCAACATTTAGTACAAATCAAGTAAGACAGCTTTATGTAGCAAAAGCACTGAAAACTCCTCATGTACTTGCATCAGATGCTGCTGGCTCTATTGCAGTGAAGAATGATACTGCAAAGAATCACTTGTATTTTGAATATAAGGGTGCAGATAACCTGATGAGAAGTGACCTAATTGACATCAAGAATATCCTTTATGCTAAGGCTACTGGTGCTGATGATATGGCACATGAGCTAAAGTCAGTTACAGTAACTCTTGCCACTGATGTTAATGGTGGTGCTCCTGTAGCTGGTCAGGATTATATCCTAAGAATTGCATTCAGACAATATGTAGGAATGTCAGATGAAGACCAGTACTTCAAGTATGGTATGGTTCATGCCTATGCTGGCATGAATGCAGATGAGTTCTATAAGGTTCTTGCATTATCAATTGCTAAGAACTTCAGTAGAGAGGTAGTACCTCTAATTAAGATTGAAGTACATAGTAAGGCTACTAAGAACAAGGGAGGATTTGACTCTAATGGTTACATGGTTGTAACTCCTACTACTAAGGATAATGGTAAGAGTGATACTACTAACCCATACTATGCAACAGTTACCCTTGTAACTGATATTGATAGTATCAGAATTACTGAGGTAGAGCAGCCTTGGAGATTAGGTGTTATGGCACAGACTCCTGTGTACTTTACAGTACAGCCAGTTGCTGTAATGGTAAATGGTGATGAAAGAATCTGGGCTACTGTAACTGAGGGTACAAATGGTACTATTGGTAATGGTAAGAAGATTGCTGACCTTGAGTACTTCTGCATGGGTGAAAGAGGTGACATCTATAGAGGAATTGGATTCCCTCATAACATTGTTACTACTTACCTTGTAGACCCAACAAAGACATATTACACATTTGATATTCACTATGCTTATGTTGGCAACAATGAGTCAGTTCAAAAGTCTGAGAAGGATATAACTATTGTATGTTCTGATAAGACAGAGTTCAATAAGATTGTTACAGCCTTCAATACTGCAACTGGTCTCACTATTGCAACTATATCCTAAGATAGTGAAAAGGTTATAAGGGGAGGCAAATAGCCTCCCTTTTGTTTTATATAAAGCATATATTATGGTACAATTTAATGAGTTAAGAATAACCCCTGATGGGCAAAAGCTGATTATAGATGTATCTGTCAAGGACTTAGAGTATTACACAAATGTATATCTTGATACTATACAGATAGATACTCAAGACACTTTTGTTGAGTCTGGTCCAAGTAGTGAAGTTGTATATACAGAAGTTATAGGAGGAGATACCAAGTCAGTCAGATTAGAACTGGGAACAGGAGACCTATTACCAACTCTTAATGACAATCTTTTCTTTGTGTATATTAGGACTAAGGGCACACCTGCTGCAAATACTCCTTGTGGGATGGATAATATTACTACATTAGGAGTTGTATCTAACCTTTATCCTCTGTACCAACATGCCTTTAGTTACATTAAAGAACTGAGTGATACTTGTTCTATTCCTAAGAACTTCATTAACTACATACTTCAATATAAGGCATTTGAACTTGCTATAAAGACAGGTCATTATACTGAGGCAATAAAGTATTGGAAGAGATTCTTTATGGGAATTAAAGACTCAGTGATAACCCCTAATTGTGGATGCTATGGACAAGGTACTTAATGAATCACTTACAAGATATTTCAATGTCCTATCAAAGTTAGGATATATGAGTTATTCAGAGGTAGATAAACTATTAGTGCTGATATTCATATATGATTTGCTTGAAAGTGATTGCAAGTCCTTTATAACAGAAGAAGAATATAGAATTTTAGATAGTGCCCTGTATTGTCTATATGGTTCTACTTGCTTAATACCTTATCCTGAGTATATAGCAAACACTTCAATCTCCTGTACAGGCAAGTCAGTATAATTATTACATTAATACTTCTGACATAAAAATAGTAAAATCCTTGTGTAACTGATAATAATTACTTATCTTTGCACAAGGATTTTTAGTTATAGTAAATAATGATGTTATGAGTACATATAAAGAATTAACCTACATGGTACTTGATGAATTAAAGCTGTACTCAGATGATGCCCTATATACAGAGGAACATGTTATGTTCCTGCTTGGCAAGTATAGGACATTCTTACTGAAACAGAGATATTCAGATGTAAAGAAGCAGATACCTGAGAGTAACTATCAGACTATATGCTTGGATTTAATTGAGGTACCTGCTATATCAGGTGAGCCTTGTGAAGGTGGTTCTTATCTAAGAAGTAAGGAGAAGATTCCTTTCCTAATGAAGATAGGTAATCCTATGGTGTACCCAGTTGATTATTATCAAGGGGAGATTACTTATGTAAGTAGGGAAAGAATGAGATATGTAGGGTATAATAGGTATCTGAAGAATATTATCTATGCTTCTATTGGTCCAGATAATTACCTGTACTTTAAGTCTTTCAATCCACAATACCTATACCTTGAAAAGGCAAGGATGATAGGTATATTTGAAGACCCACAGGCTGCATCAGAGTTACAGTGTCCTGATGAGAATGGTGATACAGTATGTGATGTATTAGATAAGACTTTCCCTATTGAGGATTCACTTGTACCACAGCTTGTACAATTAGTTGTACAAGAACTCTATAATCATTCAAGAAGTGAGGAGGATGATGAGAATAATGCAAAAGATGATTTAAGTAATGAGAAGAAATAAAACATTTTATGTCTATTTACATAAATCTCCCTCTGGCAAATATTATGTAGGGGTAACTTCCAAGCATAGAGTTCAAGATAGATGGGATAATGGTAATGGATATAAAAGTTGTCCTGCATTTTATAATGCAATAATAAAATATGGTTGGGATAATATAGAACATTATATTGTAGTTTCAGGATTACCCGAAGATATGGCTAAGAAGTTAGAAATTCATTTAATCTCCTTCTTCAAAGCTTGTAATAGAAGCTATAATATTACTGATGGAGGGGATGGTCATTTAGGGTATATTCCATCTAAGGAGACAAGAAGGAAATTAGGGGATAGCAAAAGAGGGAAGCCTATAAGTGAGGAGCAGAAGTTGAAAATATCAAAAGCACTCAAAGGTAGAAAAGCGCATCCTAATACTATTAAAGCTATTATCAGAACTCATACTGGTAAGGTTGTTTCAGAAGAAACAAAGCAGAAGTTAAGGAAATATAACTTAGGTAAGCATCTTACAAGTGAAACTAAGGAAAAGCTATCTGCTATAGCATCTAAGCCAGTGCTTCAATACGATTTGGATAATAACTTTATCAAGGAATGGAGGTCTGCTTCAGAAGCAGCTAGAGCTTTAGGTAAAAGACCAAGTAGTATAATACACTGTTGTAATCACAGACTCAATTATAATACTGCTTACAAATATAAATGGGAATGGAAATTATGACTTATGAGGAATTTAAGTCCGAGGTTCAGTATCTAAGTAGCCCAAGAAAACATAAAGTTACTAACTCAATTGGGGTTTACTCAGCCTATAAGTGGATAAGAAAGAATAGTTGGCTCAATATAGGAAGATGTCTTACAGAACATGAGTTCTATAGCATTATAAGGAAAGTCAATGATTACTTAGCTGATAGTTTCATTCATGGAAATGATATTAAGCTACCACACAGGATGGGTAGAATAGAGCTAAGGAAGTATGATGTGAGGGTTAGTTTTGATGGTGAGAAAGTCAAGACTAATCTACCTATAGACTGGGATAAAACTCTTAAATTATGGTATGAAGATGAGGAAGCCTATAAGGAAAAAACACTGGTTAAAGTGGAGGAAAAAGAAATCTTTAAGGTCTACTACAATAAACAATTAGCAGACTACAATAATCAGGTCTTCTATGAATTTAATGTCAATAGAGAACTGAAGAAGAGATTAAAACAAAGGATAAAAGAAGGAAAGATAGATGCTTTCAAGATATAATTATGGTAAAAGAATATAACTACATAAATATAAGAGAGGCTCTAAGTAGAGTACTAAGGCATCCTCTTCTTCAAGATGTAACCCTTGAGCAAGCTGTGCAATATACCATTGACTTTATTGGTATATTTGGTATGCCAAAGATATATCAAGATAAAGAGGAGGTTCTTCATATAGAGGACTTTAGGGCTAAGTTACCATGTGATTTAGTCTCTATTAACCAGATTAAGGAATGTAAGACTGGTGTATGCCTTAGAAGCATGACAGATAATTTCATGCCAAGAGAGCATTATGATAGGAGTGCTGGCTACAAGATACCACAGGAATTGTCCTTCAAAACACAAGGACAAGTACTATATGTATCCTTCAAGACAGGAGATGTATCAGTGTCCTATAAGGCAATTCCAGTAGATAAGGATGGATTTCCACTACTTATTGATAACCCTGTATTCCTGAAGGCACTTAAGGCATATATTAAAAGAGAAGCATTTACCATTTTATTTGATATGGGTAAGATTGCACCTGCTGTATTACAGAATACCCAGCAGCAATATGCTTGGTTGGCTGGTCAATTGCAGAGTGAATTTACCATCCCATCACAATCTGAGATGGAAAGTATATCAAGAATGTGGAATACACTCATACAAAGAACAAGTGAGTTTAATAATGGATTCTCATCTCTTGGTAATAAGGAATACATTAAATTACAATAACTATGCAGAAGGTTGTACAATTCAAAACAAAAGGAATGCAGAGGGACTTATCAGCTTCTGCATTTAACTCTGACTATTCTTATGAAAACAAGAATGTTAGAGTAATGCCAACTGATGAGAGTACTCTGCTTAGTTTGATAAATGAGAAAGGTAATAAGAAGTCAAATATAGCAGGTGTAGGAGACCATATTAAAGGTATTCCTATTGGGCAGGCTTTAGTTAATAATGAGCTTATTATCTTTGCTGCTGGGGATGATGATTATAGATTAGCAGATATAACTCCTGATATATTCGAGGCACCTGATATATTTCCTTGTGATATTCTTATTACTGACCTTACTGCTGGAGAAGATACTGCAAATGATATTACTCCTGACCTAAGTTCTATTGGGGATATTACATTTATAGATTGCCCATACAAGTTAAATATAGATGTAGATTCTATGTTGGATGATAGAATCTATAAGCTATGGTTCAACAATGGTGCATTAACTGGAAAGAGACTGTTTAGAGGAGACTTAGGATTTAATTACAAGCATCCTATAGAAACTATTTCTTTCTATGAGAACACTGATATTAGAAAGGTATATTGGACTGATGGTCTAAATCAGCCAAGAGTAATTAATATAGCTGCTGCATCTGATGTAGTAAGTAAGTGGAATACTGACTCATTCAACTTTGTGAGAACACTTAATCTTAATGAGGAAGTAACCATTGAGAGAAATATTGTAGCCAATGGTAGCTTTGCCCCTGGGGTTATACAGTATGCTTTTACTTACTTCAATAAGTATGGTCAGGAGAGTAATATCTTCTATACTTCTCCACTTTACTATGTCTCATATAATAATAGAGGTGCAAGTCCTGAAGATAAGGTAAGTAACAGTTTCAATATAGAAGTAGTTAATGTAGACAAGAGGTTTGACTATATCAGAATATACTCAATACATAGGACAAGTATAAATGCAACTCCAGATGTTAGGAGAGTTGTAGATTTGGCTCCTCCCACAGGAAGGTCAAATTATAAGCTTAGTAGCTATGAGATTAATCTCCCAGCTAATAAGATGACTATGTATAGGATAGGTAGTGGTGCTGAAAAGACACTTGACCAATATGAGCCTTCTTACTCAGGGTCAAACTATAAGTCTTGGACTTTTGATACTAATGAGTATTATGGCATAAACTTTGGTGGTGACTATCTGACTTGGGGTACAGGTACATCATTTATTATTACTATTACTAATGGTAATAGGGCAAGTATGCAATTAGCTATGGGCAATATGACTGGTACTCTTAGTATTGCTAAAGTTACTTACACTGATAATGGCTCATCAGGAGATTCAGTAGACCCTACTGAGTTATTATATATAGGGGGTGAGGAAGTAGTATTTGGTACAATGGCTCAAAAGGACAACACTCTATTCCTTGGAGATATTGAAACAAAGAGAAAGATTCTTGACTCTACTATCAGGAACTACTTCAAAGGTAAGAATATTACCTTCTCTACTTATAATAAGAGTATAAGTTCTCCAGAGGCTAAAGGTTACTATCCTTATAATAACCAGCTTAAAATGAACTCTTATCAGTTTAAGACATTCAAGTACCTTGAGTATTATAGATTTGGCATTCAAGCCCAACACTATACAGGTAAATGGTCAGAGCCTATATGGATTAATGATGTTAGAAATACTGTACATATAGATACTACTTTCTATGATGATAACAAAATAGGATTACCAGTAGCTGAATTTACATTGAATGATACTACTATTATTGATAGACTTCTTAGTAGTGGATATGTTAGGATAAGACCTGTTGTAGTATATCCTACTATTAATGATAGAGAGGCTGTATGTCAAGGTATTCTGTGTCCTACTGTGTACAACATATCTGATAGATTTGGTAACTCTCCATTTGCACAGTCATCTTGGTTTACAAGACCTAATGCACCATTTGATGAGTATAAGGCTTTCCACTATGTTCAGAATGATGAAGGTAAATGGGGTGAAGACTGGGTAGGATTAGGAAAATTCTTAGGAGACCCATCTGCATATTCAAGGGCAGGTATTATGTCTAATAACAGGACTATAGTTAGTACAGGAGAGACACAATACAATATTGATATAGTCAATAAAGGAGCTTGGGCAGAGTTTAGGCATAATAGACCTATTCCAAGTAATGATAATAGGAATGCAGAAATTCAATGTATTTGGAACCCTCCTTCTGGTCCTTATGTTGATGATACTGCAACTGATTCAGATGTTGCAAGTTGGGTGTCTAACAATGCAGAGAATTACTATATTGACCAATCAATATTAACTTTCCACTCACCTGACATTGAGTTTGATAATGAAGTGAGAAGTATTGATACATCAGGATTGAAGCTAAGAATAGTGGGTATGGTTCCCTTGACTGCATTTGCTTCAGATATTGACATTCAAACTTCTACTCCTGTTAATAACTTCTATGATAGCTCAGAGCTACCTGCTGGGTTCTACAAGGAGCCTATAGGTGTAGAGAATGATTTTAGCTATGAAGGACTTGGGTCACATCTTGGTAATTCTCACTTTGGATGGAGAGGACTAATCTCTGGAGCATTCTGGTTTGATGAATTGACTGCATACAAGAAAGATACAGGTAATACTAATCACTACACTACTGGATTTGTTGTATATCCTTGGCATAGAAATGGCTCACTTAACAATACTAAGTTTGCTACTGATGGATATAGGTCAGCTATGCTTGACAAGAAGAAGATGTCTAATATGAGATATTCATATAAGTCAGTCTACTTGGATTCAGGTAATATATGGAATGCTTATATAAGTGGTAATGATACAAGAACTGGTATATCAGGAGTTGCAGTATTTGATTCTAATGAAGTATCACTTGTTAGATTGCCTGCACAGGAGAACTCAGGTCTTACAGATATTAACTACTATGGCAATGTAGACAAACTTCTCACTATCTCAAGAATTGGTGATAAGAAGGATGGTTATCCTATTATGACTACTGGAGTTCAAAGTGCAGAGACTAATGCACACACACTATTCAGTAGTGGCTATATGCAGGTAGATAGTAGATTCACTGACCAAATCACAGGTACTGACCCTGTTAGAATCAAGTATAAGTCTACCCCTCATGCTGTATTAGCTCTAAACTATACTACATCAGGTGCTCAGAGGATATTGCCTAACATCAAAGATGGTGATTATAATGATACTTGGTTTGTAAATGCACAGAACTCAGGTGCTCCAAGTGGGCAACACATGTATTGGGATAAGTCAGGAAGTACCAAGAGTGTATCACAAGATACTATTATTACTGGTGCTCCAAGAGGTCCTATATCTGCTGTATCAAGTATTCAACATGGATGGCTATGGTTAGGAGAGCTATATAATGATAATGTACAGAATAGGTTTGGTGGTCAGACAGAAGAAGCTTTTGAGAATAATGTATGGCTGCCTTGTGGAGACCCAATCTCTCTTGTAGATACTAACAATGGAGTTAAGAGCAGTGTTACTCTCAGATGGGAAGAAGGTGATACCTATTTCCAAAGATATGACCATATCAAGACTTATCCTTTCACTCTTGAAGACCAGAATGCAGTAACTGATATTGTATCATTCATGTGTGAAACAAGGGTAAATATTGATGGTAGGTATGATAGGAACAGAGGACAGACAAGTAATTTCTCAATTACTCCTGAGAACTTTAACTTGATGAATGATGTATATTCTCAACCTAATAACTTCTTCAACTACAGGACAATTAATCCAAACAAGTTGAACTTGGATGACTTCCATAATTCAATTACTTGGACTAAGACTAAAACTGCTGGAGAGCTAATTGATACTTGGACTAACATTACCCTTGCATCTACTCTTGACATTGATGGGGATAAGGGAAATGTAAGGGCACTAAGAAGGTTTAACAACAATATATTTGCTTTCCAAGATAGAGGCATCAGCCAAATCCTGTACAATGAGAGTATGCAGATTTCTTCTACTGATGGAGTCCCTATTGAGATTGCAAACAGTGGGAAAGTTAATGGTAAGAGATACATCTCTGATAGAATAGGATGTACTAATAAATGGTCTATGTGTGAAACATCTAATGGTATCTACTTCATAGATGACATCACAAAGGGAATATTCTTATTCAATGGTCAGTTAGATAATCTATCTGACAGATTAGGCTTCCACTCTTGGATTAATAAAACCTCTGATAATATAGATATATGGAATCCAGTAGACTTTGATGGGTTTGTTACCTACTATGATAAAGTTAATGGTGATGTATTCTTTATTAGCAAGGATGAGTGTTTAGCATTCTCTGAGCCATTAGGTCAATTCAGCTCATTCTACAGTTATGAGAAAATGCCTTACTTCACTAACCTTGAAGACAGGGGAATTGCTCTTAATGTTGAAGGTGCAGGTACACTGTATAGACCTTGGCTGCATAATGAAGGAGACTATAATATGTTCTTTGGAGTATATCAGCCATTCTATACTACCATAATAGCTAATCCAGATATGCCTGTAGACAAGATATTTAATAATCTTGAGTTCAGGTCAGATAGCTGGGATAAGAATGGTAACTTGCTTAACACAACATTTGATACTCTGACTGTATGGAATGAGTATCAACAAGGAACTTCTACTCTAAACAATATCTTAGGAAGACCTTCTGACCTAAAGAAAAAGTTTAGGATTTGGAGAGCTAATATACCAAGAGCTAATGCTGTTGGCTCTACTAAGAAAGGTAGAGATAGAATGAGAAATCCTTGGTTGTATATTAAGTTGTCTATGGAGGAAGAGAATATAAATAAGACTGTATTGCATGACATGATTGTGCATTACTTTGAGTAATAATAGTGGGAAGGTAAGTTTATTACTTATCTTCCCTTTACTTTTTGGATAATATCCTTGTATAATTCAAATACTTTGTTTATCTTTGCAAACAAATTAGTATGATATGGCTAAAAGAAAAGTTATAAGAAAGTCTAACAGACCATTTACATACAACCCTCATTACTATGCTTGGGGTGGTGATTTCAAGGCTGCTATGGGTGGCACAGGAGCATTTGACCTAAAGAATACTTTTAGTGGAGGCAATGTTGCTGGAATGCTAAAAGGAGGTTTGGCAAGTGGCATAGGTAGTGCAGTAGGTAATATTGCAGGTGGTGCTATTGGAGGAGGACTTGAGTCAGGTGCAGGTAGTGCAATTAGTAATATTGGAGGCACTATAGGTAGTGCAGTAAGTGCAGTTAATCCTGTACTTGGAGGCATTATATCTGCTGGTTCAGGCATTATTGGAGGTCTTACAAATAGAATGTTTGGCTCCAAGTTAAATGAAGAGAAAATTGCTGAAGTTGAAGGAAGTAATAAAGCTATAAATACTGTTATGGTAGATAACAGTAGTGCTGATTCAGTTATGGACCAGTGGGCTAATCAAGACTTTGGGGCAGATTTCTCCAAATCAGATATTGGTAAAGATGGTTGGTTTAGCAATAAGGCTAAAAACAAATATAAGGAATTAAAGAAGCAACAGGATATTGCAAGGAATAGGGCATTGACTTCTTATGAGAATGCAGCAGATGCAGCAGATACTCAGTCTGACCTTAATGCTATGGCAAGCTTTGCTGCCTTTGGTGGTCCTCTTGGTATATGGGGAGGATATGGAAGTGGGGCAATAGGCTATGAGTTAGCTAAAGAGAACTTAGGTATTAAGGCTCTTAATGCTGCAAATAAAGGTAAGCTGACTTCATTACCTAACTCATTTGAATCATCAGAATTGAATACTTTTGCTAAAGGAGGTAAGATACATATCAAACCTGAGAATAGAGGTAAATTCACTAAGTATTGTGGAGGTAAAGTTACTTCAGAGTGTATTGCAAGGGGTAAAAGAAGTAGTGACCCTGCTGTAAGGAAGAGAGCTACTTTTGCTGCTAATGCAAGAAAATGGCATCATGCCTTTGGAGGAGATTTACTTACTCATGGTGCTGAATGGGATAATGGTCTTAGAATAATTGGAAATGGTGGAACCCATGAGGAGAATCCAATGGAGGGTGTACCTATGGGAATGGATGCAGAGGGGACTCCTAATCTTGTAGAGCAGGGAGAGGTAATCTTCAATGATTATGTATTCAGTAATAGAATATTTGCTGATGGTGGTCTATTAGAGAGCTTCAATCTTCCAAAGTCTTATGATGGCTACTCATTTGCTGCAATAGCAGAGAAGCTGGGAGAGGAGTCTAAGGAGAGACCTAATGACCCAATAAGCAAGAGGGGACTTCTAAGTTCTATGTCCAGATTACAGCAAGCTCAAGAGACTGTAAGGCAACAAAGCCAAGTAGGTCAAGAAGGAGTACAATATGCTCATGGTGGTAGAATGGGTACATTATTTGATGGTCTTGGTGATATGCCTAACTTCTTAGATGGTGCAGATTATGGAGATTGGCAAGACTATGGAACCCTATTAGAACCTATTAATGCAGAGGATTTATGGAATGAGGCTATGGCAGGTGCTGATGAAAGTGGTGAGGAAGGAGATACTAATAAGAGTAGTAAATTAACTTGGTTAAGATATGCACCTGTAGTAGGTGCTGCAATAGGATTAGGTCAGAATTTATTCAGTAGACCAGATTATACAAGTGCAGATACAATACTTGAGGCAGCCAATCAAGCAGGTAATTATACTCCAGTAGGATATACTCCAATAGGCAACTACTTACAATATAGACCTTTTGATAGAAACTTCTATTTGAATAAGCTTAATGCACAAGCAGGTGCTACAAGAAGGGCTATTATGAACACTACAAGTCCTTCAAGAAATGCAGCCTTACTTGCAGCAGACTATAATGCTCAAGGTAGATTAGGAGACCTTGCAAGACAGGCTGAAGAGTATAACTTAGCACAAAGACAAGCTGTTGAAACCTTTAATAGAGGTACTAACATGGCTAATGCTGAGATGGGACTCAAGGCTGCAATGGCAAATCAAGAAGCTGCATTGAAGGCAAGAAGTTCAAGGCTAAGTGGTGTTGCACAAGCTATGGCAGTAAGGGATGCTGTTGATGCAAGAAGAGGTGCAAGCATGAGTGCCAATCTTACTAACTTCTTTAATTCTCTTGGAGATATTGGTAGAGAAGAGTATAGTAGAAATATGATTATGAGTAATCCTGCACTATACTACTCTATTGATAACAAGGGTAATGTTACATATAAGAATGGATATGAAAATCTTAGTGAAGCAGAGAAGAAGGAAGTAAGAGATGCTGCCAATAAAGCTAAGAAAAAGAAAGCTAAGGGTGATTATTTAACTATTAAGAAGAAGCAATATGGCTAATTATAGTTTAGTAATAAATTCACAATTCAAGCCATTCTCTTATCAAGAGATGCTGGCTCCAACCTTGATGGCTACTCAGGCCCATCAAGAGTTGGAGAACCAGTATGGAGAGCTTGCTACTAAGGCAAGTGTATGGGAAGAAATGGCTAATGAGCAGACTGACCCTTATGCTTACAAGATGTACAAGACCTATGCAAATGACCTTGAGGAACAAGCAGGTCAATTAGCAAGAGAAGGACTTAATGCTGCAAGTAGAAGGGATATGCTCAATATGAGAGCAAGGTACAGTAAGGAGATAACTCCTATTGAACAAGCCTATACAGCAAGACAAAAACAAGCAGAAGAACAACAAAGAGCACTTCTTCAAGACCCAACATTAATGTTGAGCAGAAGAGCTTCAACTACAAGTCTTGATGACTATATAAGGAATCCTCAATTAGCTTATGAGTCATACTCAGGTAAGTTAATTACTGCACAAGCTGCAAGTGCTGCATCTGCATTAGCCAAGGAAATGCAAGAAAAGCCAAGGAAATGGAGAAGCATCTTAGGTAATTCATATTATGAAACTATGATGCAGAAAGGCTTCAGTTCTCAAGCAGTACTACAAGCTATACAGGATAATCCTAATGCTGCTCCTCAACTTACAAGAATTGTTGAAGATGCCATTAATTCAAGTGGTGTTAGAAACTGGGGAGACCAAGCTACTATTGCAAGGGCTATTGATTATGCTAAGCAAGGTCTATGGAGTGCAGTTGGTGAGACTCAATATCAGACTCTTGATAATTGGAGAGCTAAAATGGCTGAACAGGAAGCCATGCAGATTAGAGCAGATAAAAGAAAGGCTGAAGCTGCACAACAAGCAAAGCTCAATAACTTGGCTATTAATCCTTTGAACATCTACAGTAGCAGAGAACTAAGTAAAGATGAGAAGAAGTACAATGATGATATGAAAAAGTACTCCAAGTACTTCTACAAAGAGAATGGTCAATGGAAGATGAATCAAGAAGGATGGAAGGCTTACAATAGCAAGAGATATATCCCAGGAACAGTATCTCCATCAACAGGTATTCCAGTAACTCAAGGTCAATATGCTGATTCTGATTTCAAGAGGTTCATTGATGGATTAGGTGGCAAAGGTGCTATAAGTTCTGATAGCTTTGGTCCTAATCAGAGAATAAGTGTTGGAAGATTATGGGGTAGGTATGCTGATGATTCTCCAGCAGCAAGAACTGCAAGATATGATGCTACAAGAGTTACTGAATATGACTATCCTATTGCAAGTGCCCAACAGGGTGACATGAAGAATGCTATTATGACTGCTGGCAGAGGATTAAGTCTTAAAGAGGTAGATTATGATAGCAAGTCTAAGCAATTCAAGGATACAGGTGAGGAAATCACTATGGAAGACTTGAAGAGTGATGAGTACAAAGTAACTGCTACAAGATTCAGTCCTTATGGTACTACTGTAATGATACAAGATGACAAGGGTAATGTGAGAAGATTCAGAATGCCTGCTGGTGTCAATACAACTAATGAGCAGAATAGAGATAGGGCAATGGCTGCTGCAAATCAATGGCAACAAGTAGTCAACACAGGACAATATACTGATGCAAGAGGTAATGTACATCAGGCTACTCCAGATGAAATTACTTATGCACAGCAACAATATGCACAGGCTATACAGCAAGCATACTTATTCCATTCTCAATTAGGAGTACAGAATAAGACAAAAGAACAAGAGTTTAATCCTTATGGATATTAAGATATGGCAAAAGAAACTAAAGTAAAGGATATAGATATTACTAAGAGTGGTCCAATGACTTTCAGAGATTTGCAAGAAGCAAATCAAGAGCCATACACTAACCTTAGTCCTGAGTTTCAGTCATTCAGTATGAATGTAGGAGCAAATACTGCTCCTACTTCACTGTATGATGCAAGGGCACATGGTGAGCAGATGGTTGCAACTTCATTAGAAGGAACTGCTACACCTTGGGGTGAAAGCATGTTTGATGAGCCTACTGCAACTGAGGCACAGTTTCAAGAGTTAGGAGACATAAGAGCTAATAACCAACCTTGGTATGCACAGATAGGAGCAGGTCTTGCTAAGGGTGCTATACTTGCAGGTACTACTTTCCTTGATGGTACTGTAGGTTTGATATTTGGAGCTGGTACTGCAATAGGTGAAGGTAGATGGTCTGGTCTTTGGGATAATGACTTCTCTAAAGCTATGCAGTCTGTTAATGAATGGTCTGAGCAAGCATTACCTAACTACTATACAAGAGCAGAACAAGAACAACCTTGGTATGAAAATATCTTCACTGCTAACTTCTTAGGTGATAAGTTTATCAAGAACTTAGGTTTTACAGTAGGTGCTTTCTATAGTGGTGGTGTTACTGCTGCTGGGTTGAAGGTAACTAAGTTACCTCAGCTTATTGGTGCTATTGCCAAGTCTTCAAAGGCTCCAGCAATAGTTAATACTGCTGTGGGTGCTACTATTTCAGCAGTAAATGAGGGTAGAATTGAAGCACTCAATAATAGTAAGGATTGGTTTGAGCTTCATAAAGCACAGCTTGATGACAGTCTAAGGGAAAGGTTAAATGCAATACAGACTGAATATGAAGCTAATGCAGGAAAGGAACTTGTAAGAAGTGGTGTAGAGGGTAATCAATTTGTAAACCCAGCTTATGTAAAGTATCAGGATGCTATTGCAAAAGAAAGAGAGGCTTACAATGCAGCACTTGGTAAACTGAATGAAGATAGATTGAAGATGGGTAATGCAGACTTGCTTATGAATATACCTATCCTTACTGCATCTAATATAATCCAGTTTGGTAAGTTATATGCTAATGGATTCAAGACTGCAAGAAAAGCTACCAATATAGTAGGTAAGGCAGGAGAATATACTGCTGGTACTACAAGGTTAGGTGCTGCTACTGCAATAACAAAGGGTGCATTATCTGAAGGTACTGAGGAAATGGCACAAGGTGCTGCAAGTAGAATAGCAGGTAACTATTACTCTACTGATGTAAATAACTTCTATAAGTCAAAGACTGACCCAGAGGCTGCACAAGAGACTTTGAGTTGGACTAAATCATTTGCTGAGGGAATCAATGAAACAGTAAATGATGGCTCTGCATGGGAAGAGTTCTTTATTGGTTCTTTGACAGGTGCATTAGGTATGCCAAGATTCAGAGGTGTAAGGAATGCACAGGGTGGCATTCAGTCTCCTATTACTATTGAAGGTGGTGCCATAAATGAGTGGAGGGATTATAATGAGAAGATAGCAAGAGAGAATGAGATTGCTAACTACATGAACAGTAGAATAAACTCTCCTGAGTTTAAGAATTACTATCAGGGTCTTATCAGACATAATAAATATCAGAATGATATGAATAGGGCTGCTGAGGAAGGTGATGAGTTCAACTTCAAGAATGCAGAACATGCTCAATTGGTATCTGATATTGCTATGTTTGATAATGCAGGTAGGATGGAAGACCTCACTACTTTAATTGATACAGCATTTGATACATCAGATGAGAACCTTGCCTCTATTGTAGAGAACACTACAACTACTCTTGAGGATGGTTCTAAGGTAGGTCCATTTGTTGATAAGAATGGCAATCCTATGTATGCTACTCCAGAGGGCAAGCAGGAAATGATAGAGAAGTTGAAGCAGAACCATGATGAAATGACCAACACTATCAATAATTACCTGAAGATAAAGGATGAGCTTGACATTAAGACAGGACAACAATTATCAGATGACCAGCTTGAAGAATTGACTTGGATGAAGTCTCAGATAGGTAATTGGTCTGAGAGGGCAACAGCCATGTCTGGAGAGGTAAAGTCTGCAATAGGTAGTGTGTTGGGTAACTTGGATTCATTCCTAAGATTTAATGAGCAAATAAGAGACTTTGAAGGTCAGACTCATACTGACTTAACTGATAGATACAGACAGGCAGATGAGAATGTAAGAGCCATTCAAGGTGCAATAAATACTCTTAATCTTGTAAGAAGTCAGGATGATAAGACATTAGCCCATACATTAGCCACTAATCCTAAGTTTGTAGATGGTCTTGTCAAGGAAATTAATGAGGTAGATGAGACTGTACTTAGTGCAGATGAGAAAGAAGATATTACAACTAAGCTAAATGATATTGTCAAGTTAGGTAATGCCTCAAAGACATATAATGCAAAGCTGAAAGAATATCTTGAGAATCCTCAAAAGCAAGCAGAAGACCATGCAAGGGCTGATGAACAAGCTGCACAACAAGAGACTAAGAAGAAGTCTGATGACTTGAAAGTATCTTTGAATGCTGCACAAAACCTACAAGAATTTAGAGGTATCATAGATAGCCAAGATGATATAGAGAATAGGGATAGAACCCTAAAGACTTTGGAAGATGAAGGTAGTGAGATGGCTAAGAACTACAGAGAAACTTCACAATACAATAATGAAGTGAGAAGAGTTCTTAATGAGTCAGATGCAGAACCACAGGTTAAGCAAGATGCTATGAAGCTCCTTCAAGACCAGTTCAATAACTCTGAAAATCTTGAACAGTTAGCTAACCCTAACTCAATTTATATTAATAATGAGAATGCCTTTGATGAAGATTCTGAGGGTGATGTTGAGTTGTCTGCAACAAGATTCCAAGAGGCTCAATATGCTTTGCAGAATGCAATGTCTCAGGTAAACAATGACAATAGATTTAAGGACAGATTTTCACCTGAATACAAGAAGCCTGTAGAAAAAAGAGAAGGAACTGTGAGAGGTGATGATAGAAGAGATACTACAGGAGACAGTGGTACATCTACTACTCCTACTGTAACAAGTAGTGAGGATTTACCTACAACAGAATTACCTGTAGGTAATATAACTGCTGAAATGGTTAATGAGGAGAATAAGAAAGCCAATGAGAGGGTAGAAACTCCACAAAGACCAAGCAGAGATACTCTCAATCAGTTCTATAGACCTGCTATACCTGAACTGCATATAGAGGCAAGTAAGGAAGGGGACTTTAGACCATTTGATATTGTAGTAAGTGAAAGAGAAAAGAATGTAGACTTCTCTGGCATTTATGGCTATTTAAGAGACCAAGGAGCATTCAGATATGTAAATGAGGGCAACCTAAAAACAGGTGATGAGCTTGGCTTTATGATTGACCCAGACTATAATGAGAATACAATCTTCATTGTAGATAAGAGAAACAACCAAGTAGTAGGTAGTTTGGATGAATCTGATTATAGTGTTTCAAGATATGAAGGTCTGAAGGGTCTTGAAGAGAAGATAAGAGGTGAGTATGCTAATAGACAGAATAAGACTGGTAAGTTTATTGCCACACCTGTTACAAAGGTATCTAAGGTAATGGTAGGTAGGATTCCTTATGGTAATACTGAAAGGAGTTTATCTGAGATACCTAATGTATCTTCAACTGATAGAAAGCCTATCTTTGGAATTATAAAGAATGGTGTTCTTACCACTAATGGTAAGATTGATGATAGTCTTATCATCAAGCCAGTGGATATGGGTCAGAAGGAAGGTAGATTATATCTACTTATACCTAATGGAGCTGGTAAGTATTCTCCTGCTGCTATGAGGGTTAAGCACTTTAATAATGAAGAGTTCAATCTGAATGATAGCAATGTAAGTTCTACTCCTGTTGGAGAGGATATAAAGAATGCCATTACTAAGTTATCAACTGCTACATCACAAGATGATGTATCTGCTGCTATGCAAGATTTAGCACAAGACTTGTATATGCAAGATATTATGGTTACTTGGTTTAGTAGTAGGGCAGGTGATGGTATTGTTATCAGTAAGAAGGTAAGAAAGCCAGATGGTACTTATGAGAAGGTAATCATTAATGGAAAGGAACAAATCAAGGAGGATAAGTATGATGTATATTTCTCTACAAGTAGCAAGAGTGCAGAGATTGGAGGTATAAACTTTGATGTAACTGCTCTTGAGGATTTGGGAGATACAAGTGCATTAGGTACTCCTAAGAATCCTGAGGATATATACAATGAAATACTTGGACACCTTATTAAGTTTAATCTTCCTTTGCAGGTCAGTACAAGGAGAATAAATGAAGGTGCATATAACAACAGATTGATAAACTCTAATATCCTTACTTCAAATATTACTGAGGCTTCAGTGAGAAGTAATTGGTTTACAACTGATTACTTTGATAATGAAGGTAATCTTCATCAAGCTATAAGTCCAGCTTCTGTAGCTCCTCAACCTAAGAGGAAAGTAGAAACTCCTGTAGGAGGTACTGAGGGTGCTATTGCAGGCACAAGAATAGTATCTGTATTCTCAAATAAGCCATACTATGTAGACTTAAAGACAAACACTATCAGAGATGACCAAGGCAGGACTGTAGAAGTTACTGACAGTAATAGAATATTGTTTGATTTAGCTTGGGCACAAGATAACTTTGGGGATTCCACTAACTCATCAATGATGGTGGATAACAAGGTTCTTACCCCTGATGGTAAGGTACTTGATAGAAGTAAGCAGACATATCTTAGTGGTCAGGAAGCACAGGATGTAAAGGATGCTATTGCAGGTAGAAAGAAAGAAAGAGAGGATAGGGTTGCCAAGTCTAAGGAGGTTATCAGTGAAATATATGAGAACCAAAAGAGAATAGACAAGACAAGGACTGATGGAGAATTTTATTATGTACTTGAAAATGATGGTGAATATCATCAGTATAGTAGAGTACATAGCAGATTAGGCTCTAATTGGGTAGAATCTGACAAGCAGACAAAGGCTCTTGAATTAGCAAGACTTAATCTTAGCAAGTTTGTAGATAATCCTACTCAGTATGAGAATTACCTGAAATACTTGGAGAACAAGTTTAAGGTAGACTTGACTGCCTACAGAGGTAAGACTGATGCCAAGAGTAGAGATACTATTGTGAATATAGTAAGAGACAAGATGTCTGGTACTAATTCACAAAGAGCACTTGATGCTGGCTCAGCAGTAGATAGTATTATCAGGCAGTACTTTACTGTAAGGGATGTATCTAAGATAGTAAAGCCATCCAATATGTCAGAGAATGCTTTTATAGATTTGATTACTACCCTCAATAGGGTTAAATCAAATATGGAGCAAATGGGAGAAAGGTTCCTTGCTGACAATATTGTATTATTCCAAAAGTATCCTGATGGCACAAGAGTTGCAGGTGAGGTTGATATTCTTTCTGTTGATAAGGATGGTAACTTTAGGATTTATGATGTAAAGACAAGTAGATACAGCTTCTATGACTTTACAGACAGATATGGTCATAAGGTTAATTACTTTACTACTCCATCTGCTACTCAGAGGATGAGTGCAAAGGATTACTATACTTTACAACTTTCTGCTTACAAGAACCTATTTGAATCTCAGTATGGTGTACCAGTTACTAAGTTAGCTATAATGCCATTTGTACTGAGTTATGATAAGGAGAATGTATCAGCAGTACAGAGTGAAAAAGGTATTCCTATTGCATACAATCCTGCTGTTAATGTACCTTTAGCAAGTGCAGTTAAGGTAGATAAATCTACAGAAACTCCTGCTACTCCAGCACAGGCTCAGACAGTATTGCCTATTTTTGAAACCTCATTAGAGACCCAAAATCCTATTGAGGATTTAACACCTGAACACAGTATGAATAATGCTGATGAGGGAGTAGGTTACTTTGAGTTGGATGGTAAATTACACAAGGGATATGTTACACCACTAACTGTAATTGATGGGGTTGAAGTTCATGTAACTAAGGTTCCTAATATTACAAAGGGATTTGGTAAGGAAGCTGCTCATGTAGCTTCAAATAGCTTCTATGCAGTATTCCCTAATGGTAAGACATTCCTATTTTTGAGGAATAATCCTGTGCAGGGGGGCATGACCCAATCACAAGTTGAGGATGCAATTAGAAAGGGACTTGAGGCTAAGCCACAGAAAGTTAAGGAATTAGCATCAGAAAAGACTATACTGTTTGACCCCGATGCAGTACCTACTGTAAGTGCTACTCCTATTACTACTGTGGAAACTCCTGCAACTATTAATCAAGGTAATACCCAGACAGGTGCTGCCTATACTGCTCAAAAGGAACAGGCAATAAATGACCATGATGAAGAGTTTGAGGATGAATTTACTTTAAGAAGAGTAGATGATACAGAGACTACAGTATGGAATCAGGAAAAGGAACTTAATTGGTTAAGTAGAGTACTACCTCAATTAAGTGAGAATGATAGAGTACAAGTAGTAAAAGGTCTTATTAAAGTAGGCAGACAAGGTGCCTTAGCTTGGGGTCAATTTGATAAAGGTGTAATCACATTGTCTGACATAGCTGCTGAAGGTACTGCATACCATGAAGCATTCCATGCTGTATTTAATCTCCTTCTTGACAATAATGAGAGACAGGCATTATATAATGAAGCAAAGAAGTTATATGGTGAGAAAGATGACCTTTCATTAGAAGAAGATATGGCAGAGGGATTCAGAGAATATGTAATGACAAGACAGAGCAGGGGCTTAGGTAAGAGAATACTTGATTTCTTCAAGGAACTCTTTGTTAAGGTTACTAACTGGAATAACTTTAGACCTTCCTTGATAGATTACTATAGAAGAATTAATGAAGGTAAGTATGCAGATAGCACATTCAAAGTTCCTACTATCAGTGAATTGAGAGGTGCTACTTCAACTACTACATCATTCAATACTTTAAGTGATTCTATGCAAGAGAATTTGTTAAAGAAAGGTTGGACAGCAGAGAAGTTTGATTCAATTTCTCAAGAGGAGAGAGACCAAGCTATCAAGTGTATAGCCTTTTAATCAGTAGGCTGAAATTTTTTATAAAGGGGTCAAGAATAACCCTATGCTGTAATTAGTATAGGGGTATTTTTGACCCTTTCATTTTATAAAAAAAAAATAGGGAGAGGAGTAGAATTTAATCTACTCACTCTCCCATCTTTTATGTCTTGTTTGCATTGTTAGGATTAAATAAGAACCAAAAGATTCCTGCACAAATAACTGTTGCTGCTAATTCACACATTTTTATACCTCCATTTGTAGCCACAGGATTTACCATCAGGGTATTTCCTTAGCTGGTTATTAATTGCTTTCTTTATCTTTTCCCAATCTTTATTTAAGGTTTGGGATAATACTTTAGCTGCTTGAGTAATAGAATCATATTCAGCAATAAATTCTCCATTCAAGCTATATTGCATGATTGGCTTAATAAGCCAATCATTAGATTGTCCTTTCTTATTATTAGACTGCCTTTCTCTGACAGTCCCATATCCAACATTATATCTTCTTGTACACCATTCAAGGTTAGATACAACATTGTTACTCTTAACTTCATCTTTATGATTTACTTCCTCATAGTTATTGGGATTGGGTATAAAACACATTGCCACTAATCTGTGAACTGTAAACCACTTAGCTACATGATTAGAATCTTTTAGATTAACTAATTCATATCCATCTTTATTAAGAGAAGGTTTTAGAATAATATCTTCAATACTACATCCTTTTCCTCTCCTTCCAAGAGATTTAACTCTTCCTAAATTACTCACTTTATAAATCCCCTCATAATTGGGAATATCTTTCCAAATTTCTTCCATATTATGTGTTTTTTATTGTTCACTGCAAAGATACAAATAAATCCACTAATATGAAAGTGGATAAATAAATTATTTATAGTGAATAAAAAAGAGGAGATTTCTCTCCTCTTTCTATTATTGCTTGAAGTAAGGTATTGCCAATTCAGGGTCTATGCCTCTTGTGATTGTATTCCTCATAGGCATTAATGGACTCTTCATAAGCAACCTATATGCCCTACTCTTGCCTTCAAATTGACCTGATTGAAGTATAGCATCCTCTCCTGCAAACACTTCATAGTTCATAGGATTTATCAATCCTATCAAATCAAGTGTGGATTGAATAGTTTGAATAGCTGCTGCCGGAGATTTCATAATCTTCAAGCCTTCATCTATCATAGGCTTTCCTGGAATAAGCACACCAGTTTCAGTCTTTAATCTTCTAAGCTGATATTCCACCATCTTAGTAAGCCAAGGTCTGTTATCCTTATCATCCCAGTCAATCAATCCAAGTACTGTTACCACAGCTAAGTAATGGGCAACTTCTGTCACAGCTCTTTTAATATTAGCTTTTTCAGTTCTTGAAAGATTCTTCCAATCTGAAGCAATATCAAATTGTGATTTTCTTAATTCTTTTGCTAACTGTAAAAGGAATCTTCCAGTAGTCACATAGTATCCTTCAGTCCAAGACTGTAAGTCCATATTGTAGGATGCTGATTTGAACCTCCTATTAAGTGAGGGCTTCACCCACTTTCTGAACATAACACCCATTCTACCAATGGCTAATCTCTGTACTGCACTTCTATCAGCCTTATTATAAATACCGTGCATTCTCTGATTTATAGCAGCAGATTTCCTACTGAATGCTATAATATCATCTCTTGTAAATGCAGACCCATCTTCTTTAGTATAGCCTTGCTTTAACTGCAATTTAGCACCTAACTTCTTGTTATTCTTATCAATAGGAACCACTTCCATAGCATCCCATAAGGATGTAATCTTTCCATCAGGAGCCTTCATCTTATAGGCATCTGCAAGTGCTAATGAAGTTCTATTCTGCATCCAATGTTCACCAGCATTATTCATAAGGAATAAAGCAGAAGTACCAAACATTCTACTAAACCAAGTCTTTCTATCAAAGTTTACTTCCTTGACATCAGTCTCATATTCCTGCATTACATTGAATAATTCATCCCACAAAGCAAGTTTGCTTGTCTTAACTCTATTACCAATCTCTGCAAGGAACTCAGGTAGTGCTTGACCATAGTTTCTATCAGCTCTTAGAGTATTAGATTCATTGAAGAACTCTCCAGAGAAAGACTCAATTCTCATCATAACTCCACCAGTAGCCACATTGGAAATACCTGATAGCACATTGACAGCTAATGTATTGAGTGAGGTCATCCTATTTACAAAGTTTGCAACCTTTCCTTTGTCAATCTTTGTATTACCAAATGTACCTTTATCAGCCATATATCTGCCATAGACCTGCATTTCAAAGAAGTCATTTAGCCTTTGCATGAATCTTGTTTCATCACCAGATTTAGTGAGAGTAGATTCTACTTTCCTACCTACAGACTTGAACTTTTCAACCAATGGTTTACCACCTCTTGTCTGTATAATTTCCCTCTCCTTTAGCATATCCCTACCAAGCTCAAGAACATCAATTACTTTATTCATTTCATTGAAGTCATTAGCCATAGCTGCATAGGCTGTAAGAGTAGATACTATATCAGTAGATAGGTCATTAGGACTTTCACCCTCTTTCATCTTAGTATAGTAGATAGGGAGTACCTGCACCTCTTTACCTTCAAAGTCCTTCACTGTAGCCCTATCTCCAAACTCAGTGTCATCTGTCCTTCTAATAAATTGGTCTTTAACAGCTTCCCATACTTGTGTACTACCTGACTTTACACCATCAGATGCCTTTACTCTTTCGAGTAAATCCTTTCTGATTTTAACTGCATTAGTTAAGGTAGTGTACTTGTCAGGAAGGTATGAATCCAGCTTGGCTTTTATCTCCATAATCTTATTGTAGTACTCTTTCTGAGCAGGATTCAAATTTTGGTAAGCCTTGTTGCCATAGATTGATACTTTAGGCTGCTTCTTTCCATTGACTACTTCCATATTAGCATCAAACCAAGCTTGTCTCTCTTTTCTGTATTTCTCTGCATTATCTCCCACAGGATTATTGCCATATTTCTCATTGAGAGACTTGAACATTTCCCTGACTTTCTCTTTGAATAGACCTTGGTTAATCTCAGAGATATAATTACCTGTAAGATTACCTTTGCTGTCTCTTTCAAACATCCAATCAGTGTTCTTAACTCCAGCTTGTTCTAACTTAATTGTAGCAGCTTGAAGCTCCTTCATAACATTGATAGTTTCCAATCTTGCATTTTCTTTACTCTTCTTGACAGCTTGGTCCATAACTTTCAGCATATAATCTGAAGAGTCTGCCATAGAGTCAAGCCATCTGTCAAAGAAAGATATGTCTTTGTCAGCTATCTTAACTAAGTCCTCAGCACTCATAGTCTTGCCCTTGAACTTGCCAAAAGGAACAGTTATACTCTCCCCTACAAAAGGCTTAATGAAATCAACAAAGAGAGGCATTGATACTTCATTGTATCTAACAAACAAGTCTCCAAGTAATGTAGTTGTGTTGTCTAATACAACCCTTACCCTTTGACCATATCTATTGTCTGCATACTTCTCTTCATCAATAAGAGCCTTTCTAATGTCATCAGTAATATGCTTGTAACTATACAAGTAGTTTCTGACATCCCTTAGCACTCTGGCTCTCTCATTAACATTAGTAGCAGGTGTATTTTGTAGCATTGTGAGCCTGTCACTTACCTTAGTCAATTCCTTAAGAGCATTCTCTACAAAAGTATAAATACCCTCAATCTCATTGTTATCAGCTAATTCAATATCCAATCTATCAATGAGTAATCTTTGGTTAGCACTGAATTGGCTATTAGGATTTCTCTTTTCATAAATCTTCAATCTCTTCAACTCGTTTTCAATGATTCCTTGAAGTAACTTCTTGTCTCTTGCCACTCTTTCTGAAGTATTGTAGAATACCCCACTTGATGCTATATTACTAACATCAATAGCCTCATCCATACTGCCATTAAGTATCTGCTGGGCTAAAGAACCAAAGTTCTTATCAGCCTCTTTCATGGCTCTTTGTATAGGACTTGCACTAATATTCTTAAAGAACCCTTTAACTGCTTGAATCACTCTTTGCAGAAGATTCTTATAAGGAGCAGATGGAATATTCTCACCTTGAAGAAGATGTTTTGCAAGCAGTTTACCCGCAGCTTCTTTTGCCAATTTAGTCTCATCACTATGATATAAAGTATCATAAGTATCATAGTCCTCACCTATAATCTCTCTTGCCAGTCCATTGGAAGATATGTTATTGATGAGTCTTGTGATAAGTGGATTATCTCCCATAGCTTCAATGGCAAAGTGTGCAAATTCCTCTGGAAGTGCTCTTTCACCTTGAATACCATTAGCAAGCCTAATCATTTCAACAAGACCATTTGCTGCATTCCTTGCAACATCAAAGTCAGTTACACCATGAATACCCATTCTCTTTTCAAGGTCAGTTAAAGCACCTATCCCTATTCCATGAGATTCAAGAATACCCCTTAATCTATTATTAAGGTTTTCATTGTATTCCATCTTATCTGCATTAATAGAGTTGAGTCTATTCCTTTTCTCAACCTTTACTCCAATGAATACTCTTGGAGATTCACTGTCTTGAATCTTAATTATGTTAGCCACATAATCATCTCTATATTCTGAGTTCTGATTAAAGGCTATAGCTCTTTGTTTCAACTTCTGATAATTCTCATCATTGTTTACCCATAGAGCTGGTCTATCCATTCCTTTCTTATAGTACCCAATCTCCCTATTAAGTCTCTCAAGTACCTTAGTTTCTGGAATGACTTTACTGAGATTAGTCTGCTTTAGCAAACTCCTCAATGTAGGTTCATTGTTTTCATCTAATGTTAGCCTTGGATTCCAATCTCTTATAAAAGAGTCAGCTTTTGTGATAAGATATAATCTTGTAGCCTCACTTCTATTGTTTGAAGTGAAGGACAGCAAGTCCTTAAATAACTTGCTGTCCACTACCTGACCATTTCTATTTCTTACCTTTGGAATAATTGCACAACTTCTTGCCATATCTTATAAACTATATAATGTTGGAGCACCACAAATACTATCACCATTCTCATCCTTATACTCTGTGTTAGGCTGAATAGCTGTTACATCATCAGCCTTAGGAGCTGAAGTATCAAGAGGAGTACCATATACCTGTTGGAAAGCATCAGTATCTACTTCTGGAATAGAATCCCAATACTCTTGAGGCATATCTTGATAATCAGGCATAGAGTCATAATCAACCTCAGCATCTCCAAGGTCAAATCTTGACAATGTATCTGCATAAGGGTCATAATCTTTCCTGTTCTTATCAATTACAGTTTCCATCTCTTCCACATCCTTGCCATACTCATATTCAATGAAGCTGTTTCTGAAACCTAATGGCTCAATCCTTTCATAGGTTGCAACATTAGTTTGTTCAGTACCTAATGAAGCCAGCTTGTAATAGACATAACTTCCTCTGATTCTCTTGCCTATATACTTAAAGAAGTCATAAGCAGGACCATCAGGAGTATCTATCCTTTTCTTGATAACTTTCTTATCTCCAAAGGTAGCATTATCATCAATTACAAATGTAACTTCATCTTTAACTTCATTATCCTCTCCTATAAACTGGACAGAGGCTGTATCAGGGATTTCAGGAACCAACTTTCTATTATCCAAGTGGTTATAGACATATTGGTCTACAAATTGACTATAATCATCACTTGATGACAAGAGAGTTCTCAATGTACTTATGTACTCTGGGATAGCATTTCTCACTGCCACAGGTGCCAAATGGATGAAGGTTGAAGGTCCAAATGCAAAGCCATTCCTATAATAGCTGTATCTGAACAAGTTAAGAGCAAGTTTCTGAGCTTCTGGGTTACTCATATACAACAGAGATGCCCAATCTCTCATATATCTTTCTCTCAAAGTAGGACTTAATTGACCTACATTCTTAAACACTACTGTGTCTACAGGATTACTGTCATTTGCCCTGATTACCTTGAGTCTCTTAATAAATTCAAGGTCAGCTATATCCTCATTATCTGTAACCACTCTCTTGAAGTACTCAGGGAAGTTATTGATAAAATCCTTTCTCTTATCAGAGGAAGTTACAATAATATCACCTACTTCAGAGTCTGGGTTTACAATCAATTCAGAACCAAAGAATCCATTCTTTGACATAATATAGGCAAGCAAGTCATTATAAATACTATTCATAGTCTTTACATTTAACTTACCAGTCTTTGTCATGTCTCTAAGGTCATCAATTACAGCTCTGAATGATTCAGTATATTGAGGGAAATAGGATTTGAAGAAATCCTCTGTTTTCTGCAAGCCAAGAGTATAGAAAGCCTGTAAGAAAGGAAGAGGGGCTGACAATAGTCTTTCTCTTAGAGTGTCAGTGTCAGGATTGTCTGATAACAGACCATCAAATATTACATTGGCATTCTTCAATGGGAACTTGTCATTATTCTCTATTTGGTCTAACAGGTCTTTTACTTTCTGCATCTTCAACTCTGTATCTGCAATAGTAGGACCAGCAGCACCTCCTTGAGTATCAGACCTTGTAGCCTGTACTAACTGTCCCAAAGCATCAGCAGAGTTCATAATTCTCTTGAACAAATATCCAACTGCAACTTGTTTCTGATAGAACTCAATCTTTCTAAAGTCAGAAGTCTGAGACCTGTCAGTAACAGCCTCCTTAGCAAGCATTATATTATCTGCAAGCTCTTCAATATAGAAGCTGTTATTCTTGTAGTTATCATAAGTCAAGTCATTATTAAGAGCAGCCTTCTCCTTGTACTTATCAAGTACTTCATCAATAATAGTATCCTTGCCTTTACCTTCTCTACTCTCTCTAAAGTAGGTCTGAGTAATCTCTTGAACTATAGGCTGCATCATTAACAGACCTATTTCAATAGGATTGTAGCCTAATCTTGAAAGAAGCATAGAAGCATCAGCAGTGAAAGTATTCTGATTAAGTGCTGCAAGCACAGGGTCTTTAACATTATCCACAGAAGCAGCCAAGAATCCAGCATTATTCTTTGAGATAAATTCCTTGTCACCATTCATAATATCATGTAAAGATGTAAGTCTCTTTCCATTCAATACAAATGAGCCATTTTCTTCATCCAAAGCTAACTGAGTATGTTGCATTAAAGCATGATTTGCATTATGGTTAGCATAAATACCAATCAACTTAGCACCAGTCATGTTCTGTTGATGCAGCATTACTTGAGTTCTTGGTGATAATGGGTCCATTTTGACCTTTGTTTTCTCTGCCAACTTATCAAGAGTATCAAGGTCTAAGTCAAATAGGTATGAAGCAATAGACTTAGGATAAGACTTTCCACCTTTCTGTACAGTCTTATTAAGTTCCATGCCCATATCTTTTAATGCTTGAGCCAAGTCACTCTCATAAGAATCATTGAGAATGGTCATTATTCTTGCAGACTTCTTCTGATAATCAAAGCCACCTGGGTTAAGAATCTTTGAAGCTGTATCTGCATTAGTCAGGACTCCATACATCATATCTATCAACAAGTTATTTCTTGCCTCAAGACTATTCTCCTGTGGAGACTTATTGAAGTCATACTTCACCTTACTTATAATAGGCTTGGCAAGTCTGTACTTCTCTTTGTTCTCATTGAACCATTCCTTAAAGTCATCAGTATCTGCATTGAGAATATCCTCTGCCAACTGGCTATGAGTAAATTGTGACAATACTTGATTGAATAAGCTATTCATTCTTGCATAGTCTTCTCTTGCCTGTCTCATATCATACTTCTTAACTCTGAACTCAGGTAACATGATATACATCTTATCCACATCAAAGTCAGAACCTGATAGAGTAGTAATCTCAGCAGGAAGCATGATTGCAGAACCATTCTGTTGAGGTAAGAATCCCTTGATATACAGAGGAGCCATTGAGTATTTATCCTCTGTTGGAACTCTATATCCAATCAACTTTCTTAAATCCTCTGGAAGTTTAGTTACATCAAGCTGGTGAGTATTTGGGTCCATAAGAGGCTCATAGAACTCTCTACTATATGCAGGCATATAGCACTCAAGATACTTAATCCTCTTGTTAGCACCTTCACCTTCAAATACTACATGAAGTTCATCAGTTAAGCCATAATCAGATACCTGAATTAAAGCTCCACCTCTAATCTTCTGTTTAGTGATTCTACTCTTGATTACACTATTGAGAAGTGTCTGTACCCTTTGAGATTGTACAGGGTCAAAGAGAGGGATATTGAAGTTATTGTTCTCATCAAGAGTACAAGCCCTCATCATATCCATACCATACCTTTGATTACCTCTTATCTCTTCAAGTAAGATTTCTTCTACCTTCTTTGGGTCTTTGAATATTTTATCTACATCAGCAAATGCTTGTAGAATATTCTCAGTATTGATGGCATTATACAGGTCAAGCCACTCTTTCTTAGTCATCTTCTTACCATTAACTTCAATGATTGTGTCATCAGAGATGTCAGCAGTAATTAGCTTTCTAATCTGAGTACCTACCAACTGGACAGCATCAATAGCATGTTCAGGAGTTGCAGTCTGAATACCATAATCTTCATAAGATACCTTATGTACTACATTAGGATTCTCATTACCAAACCCAATACCTGTAGTATCTTTAAGTCTTTGGATTACATCAGCTTCAGTATTTACATCATTCAAATCTATTACACCTTGTTTTCCAACTTTAGTGGTAGATTCAAACTGAACTACATCAATCTGATTATCCTCCATAAACTTATTTATGGCTTTCAACTTGCCTGACCTTCCTAAAGGACCAGCAATTAGTTCGTGCATAGCAAGTAATAGGAACTCTGAGTTCTTATGTTGTACAGGAGTCTTAATTCCAGTATGACCTTCAATGCCACTGTTATTATTGACTTGTGTATAAACATAAGGCTTCTTAGTCTGCCAAATGATATTGAAGTCCTTGATATTCCAATCTCCATTCTTGAAGTTGTTATATGCTTGCTCCATATCATCTGTCCACTGACCTGACATACCAAGTATTGCCCTATAAGAACTCAAACTTCTATATGCCTGAGCATCTGCCACATTCACATTTCTAAACTTGCTGATAATGTTATCTCTGTCTATCTTGGTCATTTCATTTCTTCTGACCCTTTCATCAAGGACAGTCTTAATGTCCTCAAGTACAGAAGATACTATCTCATCATCCTTCAAGTAGATGGTTCTTTCCCAATCCCTACCAATTCTCTCACCTTTGTAAGTAGCCTTAGTATTCAATCTAAGAGCAGGAGCATGAACCTCCTTATATCTCTTCTGAAAGTCCTCAAGGTTCTTATAGAAAGCAAGGTCAGTGGTAGTAAGTTGGATAATTTGTGAAGTAGCTAACTTGCTATTCCAATAATATTCCCTAAGTGCATCCTTAGCATTGTTCTTAACAAACAGACTTCTTGAGATTGACTGGGCATCTTTCAATTCCATCTCACCTCTTGTTGCCTTATCTGTCAGCAGATTCTTAATCTGCTCCATCAGACTATTAGCTTCTCTACTATCAAAAGCACTATTATTGTTATAGGCTCTAAGCATTAGTTCCATATTGGTATTCCACAATGAACCTAAGGCATCTTTAGCCTTAATAAGTGCTTTTGCAGTTATTGCATTCTGCTTGGACTGACCTTCAAAAGGAAGATACTTGTACTTACCATTAGGAAGCTCATCCAGAAGTCCTACCCTCATCCAATCTCTGTAGGTCTGTTCAAAACCATCCTCCATCATGTCATTAAGAGTAGTTCTCAAGAAGTTTCTTAATTCAGCACCAGTACCTTTGGATTTAAGTCTGCTTAACCTATCAATAAATGTCTCTCCATTGTCATATCTGAGGTTATTAAGTGCAGGAAGGAACTTAAATTCTGCACCTCCCATACTCTTTATACTACCATCTTTCTTTCTGACAATATCATAGTTAGCAATAGGCTCTACACTCTTATCTCCACTTTGATAAGCCTCATCCCTCTCTCTGACTAACATGATTCTGTCATACTCCTGATTAACCAAGTCTACTAACTTGTCAAGGATAACATCATCATAGGTTCTCTTCTTACCATTCTCATCAAGCACATCACCTGTTGTGTACTTTCTGAATCTGATAAACTCAGTAGAAGGACTATCTGAAAGAATAGGAACATGATACCAAGCATACTTTATACTTGACTTTGCAGAATCAGGGTCTCCCCAATACTCTGTAAGAAGGACTAAAGTATAATCCAAGTCATCCCAATTAGTATAGTCTACTTTATCAGAGTTCAACACTACTTTATGGTTAAGACCTCTTCTCAGTTCATCAGACTCTGCAAGCTGTCTTAGCCAGTCATTTCTCCAATGACCATCCTTAAAGAACCACTCATAATCCTTGAACTCAGTCTGCATAAACTGTTCAAATCTCTCCTTGTCATTCATAACATTCTTGAGATTCTTAATAAGTTTACCTAAGTAGTTAGGAGTAACATGAGAATAGTAAGACTTATCATTTTCTCTGACACTACTTTCAATAGCATCCTCAGTTACTTCTGCCATCATACTTGCAATCATATTGTAAGCAGAGCCAAAAGTATTAATAAGGTCTCCTCTCTTCTCAGTACCATCCTCCCTTGTTTCAGACTTAACTTCACCTTTCTTAATACCACTGAATATGACATTCAATTGTGGTAAAAGAAGCATGATTGGGTCAGTAAATGTGACACCTGGAGCTGTCTTTATATCAGTTAATGCAGTTTTCAATACAGAAGGATTAGCATCAATACCTAACATATGAAGTAACTTCATTATGGTATTCCATACATCTTCTCTCTCCAAGAGTTGAAGTCTGGATTCTGTATCAAGGTTCTGGAACATATTGTTCAATGTCTCAGTCCATTGTAAACCTTTAGCTGCATTATCCTTGTTTATTTCCCCATTCTTCTCATATACACTATCATCATCAAGCTGTACTCCATTCTCATAGTTATCTCTCCAAGCATCAAGCAGATAGTACACACCTTCAGGCTTGTTGATGGCAATAGTTTCCATCTTGAAAGTACCATCAGGCATCATCTTCTTCTTCTGAATCCAGTAAGGCATGAAATCCTTTCTGAAGTCTTGATAGAACTGGGAGAACAAAGTCTCATCACCTTGAAGTAACTTGGTCACTTGCTTAACCCAAGGCTTGATTCTTTGCAAATCCTGCATCAAAGGAAGCATATCATCAGAATTAATCATGTTCCTTAACTTGTCAATGAAAGTAGCATGAACATAGTCAGCATCAAGGTATCTTGTGAAACCTAAATCATCCTTTTCATACTTGCCTCTATAGTCAAGTTTGGGTACTTGCCTGATTACTTTTCTCACAGCCTGTGATAGAGACTCATGTGAACTTACCTGTCTGAAATTGGTCATCCAGCCATCCTTATAAGCCTCTTCTTGTCTCCAATCCTCTGCTTCATTATCTACCTCACTGTTACCATCAGGGTCATCATCATTGAGGTTTGCATCAGCAGGTGCAATGTAGTTGGGGTCTATTCTAATACCCTCAGTCATTACAAGCAAAGTACTTGCTTCCTCAGCAAGAGCCTTGTAGACATAAGGGTCATCAACTATCTTCTTATATTCCTGATTCTTATAGGCAGCTTTCTTCTTAGCAGCCTCTAATTTCTGCTCATCAGAGAACTTGTCTGCACCTTTCATAGAATTGATTGCATTAAGTTCTTGCTGTATTCTGCCCTCTTCTGTATCCTGTACATAAGAATTGAAGATGTTAGCCACTCTTTTGAATATACCAGCAGGAGTATATTTCTTTATAGCAGAGAATCTATCCAAGCTATTAAGCTCAGCTTGCAGTTCTTCTTTCTCTACACCACTGGCATCATCAATTCTTCTCTTCAAAGAATCAGTCATTTCCTGCAAGGCATTATCAACTTCATTGCTGAAGAATCTTGCAATAAGTGTCACTCTATCTCTTCTTGTTCTTGGGTCAAAGAGTAGGTCCACCTTTTGCTGCTCCTCAACAGAAGTAATCCTTGGAGTATTAAAAGAACTGCTAAGTGCTTCATCAAGCTGTTCAGTAGCCTCACTACTTCTCAACTCCTTAATGAAATCATTGAGTTCACTACCTAATGGAATATCCTCAATAGACTTATTATTCTTTTCCTGCCACAGCCCAACCAAGTTAAGTATTGATTGCTCTGTCTCATTAGGAAACTTCTTAGCTAATTCTCTAATTTCTGGTGTTATAATTAAACAACTCATATAATTAAAAGTATTATTTGTGCAAAGGTAAGGAATTTAATTGTAATACACAAGGTATTATGGGAAAAAGTTAAGGAGGAATAAGTGATTAACTTACTCCTCCTTATAAGATTACTCAGCAATGTACTTGACACCATTGAATATAAGCCACTTAATAGTATTGATATTGACTGGTCTAATACCTGACTCTTTGTCAGTCTTGACAATATCCATATCAACACAGTCATATCTGCCATCTCTTGACTCAAACTGAATCTTGTAGCCTCTAAGAACTCTTTCCTCTCCCTCTTCATAAGGCAGGATAGGCTCTCTGACAAGTTCAGTAATAAGCTGTTTAGCCCTTTCAGCTACACCCTTCTTATTTGCCTTAACCTTGTCAATGTCCTCAGAGAATTGATTCACAAGATGGTCAATCTCCTCATTGAGCTTCTTCTTGCTCTTAGGTTTGTCCTGCTTCTTGAAGCATACAGTAAATACTTGACCAGAATGAATGTTCTCCCAAATACTTCTAATACCGAGAGTACCATCCTTCTTATCTTCTTTAGTTACCTTTACTGTAGTTTCAAACAGGTCAGCAGAGTTAGTATAGTTCTTCAAATAACTCATACCAATCTGAACCTCTTCACCACTCTCAAAATGAGTAAGCCAAGCATTAGAACCTGACACTTTATTCACAATATAGTGAGAACTCTCACTAATAATGGAACCTTGCTTTAACTGATTTATTTGCTCAATCATATCAAATAAGCTTTTCTATATTAGACATAAATGTTTCAGCCTCCTGCTTAGTAACACCAATAGTTTTGATGTCTTCCTGCAATGCAGCAATCTGAGACTCCTTCTTTGCAATCTCTGACTCCATTTCTGCATGTAGATTACTTGCATCCTCATGAGCAACTTTAAACATATTCTTAATGCTACTCATTCTACTAGCAAATGAAGGAGTTTCAATTACCTTCGCTGTTTTCTTAGTTCCAAATGCCATAATGTTTAATCTTTATAATCAGTACTTCTATATTTCTCCAAATCCACTTGATACTGTTGTGTCTTTGAATATCCACAAGGATTCATAAACTCTGGACAGAATCCTCTATAGATACACTCAGGTACACATTTATCAGCCAATACTGGGTCTACTTCCCTAATAGCTTCTACTACTTGCTTCCATGCTTCTCTAGTTTCTTTTGAAGCACATGAACATAATCTCTTTCTTGATATGTTTATAATAGCCTGAACATTAGCTGTCATATCCATATCATTCAATGCACCCTGTGGTAATTCATTTCTTGGCACAGGGAGTTGTCTTCTATCACCTCTCTGACTATGGACAAACTTCTCACATCCCTCATGATGTCTTACAAGATGTGTAGTTACCCACTGCATGATTTCTTCCCATGCCCAATCATACTCCACAAGTCTTACTGGGCTATGCTCTGCAAGAATCATCTTAGCCTCCCAAGACTTTGAAGGTTCTTTCTCCAATGGCTTTTTACCAATAGTTCTTCTTGCAGCATTCAAAGCTCTCTTCCAACCTGTAACTTGCTCTAATCTTACTATTCTACTCATTTATCTAAACTTTTAGGATAATACAATAGTGTTCCCATAGAGTTCTTATGAACATCTACATTAGGAAAAGCTTCAGAAAACTCTGATACATTGAAGGGTCTCACTATTAAATGTTCACCTTGGACTGTAGGAATAGTAGAATACAAGTATTCATCATTAACATTAAAATAGTTATCCAACCATTCAAGTATAGGCTCTTTTAAGGACATATCATCAATATCTATAATCCATCTAGGCATCCTTGACTTTTCTTCTCCAATACACCTATTAAGTATTCTAGCAGGATTCATAGCTGATATACTTTTCAAACAAACAGCATTAGCTAGCATAGCTAACATTGATTTATTTACAGCATCAAAATCCTTTCCAGCCACATTAATATAAGCTCTTGCTCCATAGTGTTCACATAAGAGAATAATTTCATCTTTAAGCCTATCAAGATGCTCCCTACTCCTAATAAGATAGGCATTAATAGCTCCTTCTTTAACCTTATTAGGTTTATGGTCTTTAGCTCTTTGTACTATTTGACAATGAAAGAACATGTTATTTGCTTCATTGAAATAGAACAAGGATTTTATTAATTCAAAATTGTCTATCATAACTATGCTTTTGCTAATTCATAAGTAAAGGCTTCTCTGTAAGTCTCACCAGTGTTCTCATGAACCCAAGTCTTGCCTGTATAGTACCCACAGTAACTTTTCTCATTACCTCTATGGTATCTTCTCCAAGCATCCTTTTTACCTCTTAACTTTCCTTCAATGAAGTCCTTAGCCTCTTTTCTTGTTTTAAAAGGGGTAACATTAATTACTACTTCTTCAGCTTCAAGGTCTCCTTTTCTATAAGTAGGTCTACAATGCCATTCCTTAACTTTATACATAATTTTCTTTACTCTAATATTACCTCAAAATCATCAACATCCCAATCACTCAAATCTTTCACATTCTTATCATAGTCCTCATTAAATAAGTCATCATTGCTAAGAATAATTCCAGCACTTTGAGGAAGTGTAATTTGCTCTAAAACTGCCTTCTTCAAGTCACAATTAGAATAGTCTATGTCTTCAAAATGTTCACCATCTTCATCTTTACCAGAGTCAATGATTTCATAGTCAGAGACTTTAATCTTTACAGTCTTACTAAGAGTAACACTTATTGTAACTTCTATTTCCTTTTCAGAAGGCTCTACTTCATTATAAGGTGCCCTAGGGTCATGTTCAGCCCCCATAGGATAATAACCACTTTCTTTCATGTTCTTTTCTTTTTCTTGTTAGTATCTAAATTATTTTCCTTAATGAGTCTTCGAGCAATTACACATTCAAGATTTTTAGGAATACTGATATGTCTTCCTTTATCATTCACATAGATAGCATGGTCTCCATTATGTCTATTATATTGAAAACCATTATTCTTTACTATCCTTATGAATTCTCTCTGTGTATATTGCTTCATCTACTCCACATTACCTGTATATATACTATTACACTTCTCACACACATAGTGCCCATTCTTGTCAATAGTTACAGCAGGCTTACCACAAAAGTAACACCTATCTACTGCTTTAAATCCAAGAGTTACACTATTCTTTGTAAAGTTCTTAACTACCTCTTCAATAAGATTCTTAGCTTGAGTCAGCTTCTCTCTTTCTCCTTGAGTCATTGGTACATCCCAAGGGATAACCATACCCTTTATTCTCCAGAGAAGCATAACTCTCTTTCTCCAAGATAGTTGTTTGGGAGAAGATTGTGTTCTCCTATCAGGACTTGCATAAATTAATCTTCCTGAATTTCCCATATTAACTTCCTTCTATAATATCTTTATATTTTTCATAAGTTTTTCTTATAACCTCTTCTCCTATTGGATTAGGTCTCTTAGAGTCTCTGTCAATGCAGTCTTGAAGAGGAATAAAGAAATCTCTGAATTCTAGTGTATATTTATGACTCGAAAAATCTTTCTTAATTAAATCTTCATAGAAAGAAACTTCTTTAGGATTAAGATTCATATTATCAATCACAATATCATAACCTTTAATCATAGAAGCTACCATGAACTCTAATTTTAATTGAAAAACTATTTCTTCTCTACTTGGGACCCAATACTTACCAAGCATATTTCTTATATCATCATTATTGAATCTTACTCTATGCTCAGGGTCTTCAAGTGTCCATTGTTTAGCCCAAGTAGTTTTACCACTACCTTGTATTCCTCTGCATAAAATTATTTTAGCCATATTATAAAACTCCTTTAATCTTTAATAAAGCTCTCATAAGGTATTCCATTCTCTTTAAACCAGTCAATAGCATCCTATAAAGTATCATTAGATATAACTTCTCCACTAAGAGTTTTACCCTGATTATCCTTGTCAGGATGACTTCTCATAGTATGAAGGATAATCTGATGACCCTTTTCTACAAGCTTCTTTAATACAGGTACAGCACCTATATCCTTCCTACTTTAGGGAACTCATGTGTCACACAAGTCCCATCAAAATCTACTGCTATTACCATTCTATCTCAATTACTTGAATCATGTTATTATTCTTTAAGTACCTCAAGAAGTTATCATAAGCTCTTTTGTACTCTGAGTCTCCATAGATTTCACTAAGAGTAAATCCTTGACAAATAAGCTTAGCCTTTATAGCTTGTTTCAATCTGAACTCAAGAGCCACTCTAAGAGCAGCCATAGCATGATGCTTCTTCTTCCAAAGTATCTTACCCTTGTCATTGCTGAAGGCCATGCCATTTATTCTAATAGCATAACCCTTGACAGGCTCATTAGTAAGATTACCTCTAAGTACATCATTTACTTCCTCATTTGTTAGTATCATAATTCCTGCCTGTTAGTACATTAATTATAGCCTCTTGTAATTCTCTAGCTCCTCTAGGGTTAAGAGGAAAGCACATTATAATTGGTTGACTTTCCTTCTTCTTTTTAGACAATCCTAAAGCTACCTTATTGAAGGTATCTATATCAAGTTGCTTGTAAATCTTTCTCTCCATCTAGCCACATTACAGTCATTATAGCATAGTTAGCAAGGTCCAGAAGGGTATCTTTAATAGACTCATCCTTTACTTCTGCCCTTTTAACAGCTAAAGATTCAAGCCTGTTCATCTTGTCACCCATTCTGACTATTGCTGCTATGATACCAAACTTATTACAGGATTGCTCAAATGAATTACCATAATCATGGTTCTTAGCTGCATAGGTCTTAGCCATATTAGTAGTTATATCCATGAACCTCTGCACATTCTCTTCAAGTACAGGTCTGGAACCTAGACTTGCAATACCTTGTTCTGCTGTCTTTAACCTAGTACTCATCTCAGGGCTAAGACTAGCCATATCCCTTACTGACCTAATTATGTCAATAAGCTTCTGATATTCTTTATTTACTGTTGTTTCCATTCTCATAATCTTTTAGTTTGACAAACTTGTCAAAGAAGTCTTTCTTATCTCTGACATACAAGTGCTTAGTATTGTAATCCTGATAGATTAGTGCATCAAACCACTCACCAGATGCAGGACATTTCATCCTGCATCTGAAAAGTGGCAAGTAATGATGACCATTCTTAGGATATACATACATCTCACTCCTTATCTCTTCCAAACTAAGCTTTATAGCATACCATGCTCCAATAGAAAGCACTGCCAGTATTGCTATAAAGACTAATATTCTCCATATTTCCATATCAATGTACCCAATAGTTCTTCAAATTCTTAACTAAAAGCTCCAATTCTTCTAATGAATCCAACACGAACCAATTTCTGGCACAGCTTTGATAGTTACTTTCTTACAGAAGATTGCTGCTGCATACTCCATACATTCACTTAACTTCTTAGCTTCCTGCTCTGCTATTTCCTCAGGTGGCTCTATCAGATATTCATCATGTACATCATTAGGAATGAGGACTTTGAATATAAGACCATCATTAACTAAATGATTAAAGTACCTGATACCTGCTATCTTAGTCATTGCAGCAGCAGTACCTTGAGAAGGGTAGTTACATGATTGATTATCAGAAGCACTCTTTCTCTTCCATAAGTGTTTCATCACTGACACATATACAGTTTCTCTGTTAATATCAATGAATCTTTCTTCTACCTTACCTGCCTTTTTAACCTTATATGAATACCTAACAGCTATCTCTTCAATAGGAACACCTTGGGCAAACTTCTTTGCAATTTCTTGCATGACAGATGGTGGAATCTCAGATATTACTCTACCACTATCTCTTGCAGCTTTGTATATATCCCAGAAATCTTCCATACCATTCTTTCTTCTCTCAATACCTTTCAGTATAGGATAGTCATAAATATATGCCCTTAGTCCAGTTATCTTTGAGATTAGGATATAGCCTCTATTCCACATATCTCTCTTTTGTACCTTGAAATAGCTTGCTATACCATTAAATCTCTTGAAATAGTTGTTATAAATCTCAGTTGCAAAGTCCACAGGAATATTACAATTAGTTGCCATTGTAGGAGCTTGACCATTATAATTGAAACAGAACCTTGCCTTCTTAGCCAAATCTCTAAGGTCTTTTCTTACCTTCTTGACATCCTTCTCTGCAACCCCATCAAGGTCTTTAGGGAAACACATCTTGGCTACAAAGGAGTGCCCATCTCTTTGGTTAGGGTCATTGTAGAATGCAATCCACTCCTTATCATTAGACAATTCAGTGAACACATGACCCTCTTGGTCTCCATAATCACAATCTACTAACAAATGTCCCTTTTCAGGGACAAATGCTGCTCTTGTTTCTTCTGTGGCTGGAAGCTGCTGAACATTGACACTCTTATCATTTGCTTGTGTAGAAGTGTCCTTGTTTTCATCTTCCTCCTCTGCAATATCATCATCTTTAGTCTTACCTCCTTTACCTTTTCCTCCTGAGCCACAACTTAATCTACCAGTATCCATCATTTGATTGAATGTTGGGTGGATTCTTTGTGTAACAGGGTTAATAGCATCAAGGAAGTTCTGACCAAAAGATGTTACCACCTTGAAAGCTGCTGAATATTCCAAGTATAAAGGAACAATACTACTCTTACTTGCCTGCAATTCTATAAACTTAGACTCCACAGACTTTTTCATCTTACCTGTTTTCTTGTCTTTAACCAATAGGTCAAATCCAAGTTCTTCAAACAATCTGATTACCTGCTTGGAACTATTCCAATTAATAATACATTGAGGACCAGTATCAAACTCAGAGAATAATGAAGGTTGTGGTATTACCACATACACATTATCTGCAAGTTTGGCTGGCTTACCTTTCTTGTGAGTATCATAGTTTCTTGCAATGAGGGAAGGGTCATCCTTTTTCATTACATAATCTACTACCCAATCATTAAGTTTCTGCTCAGCAATCCTTAACCTCTCTGCATCTTTAGCCATCTTAGCCTTCCACTTAACAGGGTCAAGTTTAATGCCACAATATTCAATGTATGCAAGGACTCTTACAAACTCATTCTCAATATCAAGTGCCACTTTCTGACCCCTTGCATTGATAGTAACAAGCTGCAAGTTCATAATATCCTCAAGATGCACAACATCATTTGCTGCATAAACTATAACCTCTTCTGTCATACCTGCATGTATCTGTCCTCTGACAGTCTTGTCAAGATAGATATGTAAATACCTATCACAACAAGCCTGCAAGGACAAAGATACAATGCCAGGTGGGAATCCAAGAAATAGAATCTTCTCAGCTAAATAAGTATCATAGACATTTCTGACTACAATATGTTCCTTATACAGCCATCTTAAATCAAACTTTGCATTATGAATGATGAATAGTCTGTCACTTTCAAGATAATCCTTATACTGCTTGACATCAATAGTCATGCAGTCTATCACAACTTGATTTTCCTTGTTACCAAGCTGAAGAGTAAGCAATTTACCTTGCCATATCTCTGTACCTGTAGTTTCAGTATCTAAACCTACTACTCGAAGAGGCTCTAATATTTTAAGAGACTCTTCTACAGAGATACACTTATACTTAGCATCAGGAAACTCAAATAGTTCTCTCTGACCAGTAACAAAATATATCATTATTCAAATGTTATAGTATATCCATAACCCTTAACAAAGTCTATAGATTTGACAACTGCCTTGGCTTCCTCAAGCTCATAGCCTACCACAATCATTGGACCTCCTGATGGGTCAATAAACTTATTTCCTCCTTGAACTTCACCTACTCTCAATGTAGGCATATCAGTTTTGAGTACATAAGTTTTTGATTCAGAACCATCAGGCTTAGGCATCTTCTTGAGATAGTTTACAGCTCCATATCTGGACCTAAGTTTTATAATATCTTCCATTATTTCTTATATCTCCAAGTATAACCTTTATAATTACACTCTCCTCCATACCTTTTAAGATATGCTGCTATAGTATTATGATTAAAGGTATTAATATTGTATGCACAGTTCCACTCCCTAACTACTTTACCATTTTGATTGATTTGCAGAACAGGTCTGAGGTTTTTCTTTCTGCCCAATTCCAACTTCATCAAATCTTCTTTGGATAGCTTCCTTTTGCCTTTCAAAGAAAGGACTCTTTTTCTGATAGTTTCATTAGATTGTTTATGTCCAAGATGAGATTTCCTCATCTTTTCTTTAGACTCTTCCTCCTTGACAAGTATTATATAAAGTCTTACCTTCTCTCCTGTACTTGTTTATGTAATAGATTTCTAAAGCATTTAATACTACTTTTACTCTATCTTTATTAAGGGAACTAAAGTGAAATAATACTGAGTACTTAAAGTTCTCAAAACCATGTTTTCTAATGGCTTTATGAAAGTAAGCATTGTCCCCAGTGTTAGACAACTGTATATGCTGTCTCTTTCTTTTAGACTCATGGATAGTTTGTCCTATGTAATATTTGTTAGATGGGCTGTGATAACAATAAATAATTCCTTCTATCATTTCCTTTATTTCTTACTATATGCTATTAATGAGGCAAAGTCAAAGACATATTTATATTTTTGGAAGAACAGACTGCCAAGGATACCATGAATCTGCACACCAGACTCTTCCTTAACAATAGCAAAGGCATCATCCAAGTTGTGAATACAGAAATCACCTACAAATTCTTGTCCCTTATAAGTGATTGTCATTTCACAGAACTCAGTATTTACCTTATTACCTTCAATTCCTGTCACATCCATGTCTTTTGCCTCTATCTTCTTATGGTCAAGAAGAGGAAGAATAGAGCTGTTGATTTGAGAGATATTGCTTCCAGTGTCCAACAAGAAGTTAAGCTTCTTATCTCCATTAAGGAATGTTACTACAGGCAACTCTACCAAATCCATAGCCTCTTTGAAAGACATATTTACCCTTTTGCTCTGCTTGCAATAATCATCTACACCATTAATAATAACAGCTAAGATGATTACTGCAAGCATAATACCAATTATTTCTAATACCATGCTTCATGCTTTTTTTTTTAGTTTACTACTTAACACCAGAGGTGCCAATTCCACCCCTATTGTCATTATTCAGGCTGTCTACCTCCACAAGTTCAACTCCTGAGCTGAATAACCACTTAATCTTCTGCCATATAGTAGCTTTCTGACTAAGCTGTATTCTGAACTGACATATTCTGTCACCCTTATGGATTACAGTATCTCTCAAGGCAGTAGCCCAATACTTCCATTCATCATTATCACCATTATAGACATTATCTATAACAGCTTCTGAATTAGGCTGAATAAAGCCCAGTTTAGGAGTACTGCTTCTTGGAAGTACTTGAGCCTCAAATCCCTTGGGCAGTTCCATTGCAATACCTAACCCAAACAATTTAGTATCAAATACCACATCCCTGTGAGATATTTCCTCACCATTGACAGTTTTCCTCTTCAATGTTCCAGCTTGGGGAGCCTTCAGTTCAACATCTTCTGCTGCCCTGAGGTCAATCCAATCTCCTTTCTCATTGATTACAGGCATACAGCCTTGTGTCAATACCTTTACTTTAATTTTCAATTTCATGTTTCCGAAATTTATTTGTTATGTCTACCAGCTCCTTGCCATTCACCTTGTAGAATCTTTGATTAGTAGTCCTGCTATTAAGTGGTCCAAACTCTTCCTTATAAGGTCCAAGTTTTATGTAGTCAAAGTTGAACAAGTCAATAACACTGCTTAACTCTTGCCTACCACTATACCAAGCCACCTTTATGGAATCATAATGGTTAGTAATAAAAGAAGCCAGGGTATTTACTTTATCTGGCTCTGCATCACCTCCCATGAATGCTATGCAGCTAATTCCACTATTCTTTTTGATAAGTTTCCTTACCTCATTAAAAGTCAGCTCAGTACCAATATCCTGTGCCAAGTAAGAGCTATGACAGCCCTTACATTGACATGGACAATTGGATATATTGATAGCAAGAGTTACCTCATCAGGAACTTCAGCAAAGACAACTTTTGCATCCACATACTTTAGCATATCTCACTCCTTCCATCACTATAGGTTCTATGACTTGCCTCAATTTGCCTGTCCTTACCAAATGATTTGATAGGTCTAAGATAGCCAATTACCCTTGTGTATTGGGTAATGTTCTTACTATGACACTTTGGACACTCAGTGATAGGATGCTTAGTAATGTAACCACAATCATCACACTTACTATTAGGAATATTAAATGTGAAATAGTTGGTTCCATTAGCTATTGCAAAATCTATCAGTTTGAGATACTGCTCCTTACTCAGGTGGTCTTCAAGATTAATATGGGCTGCACTACCTCCATCAGTATATTGATAAGTCTGCCTTCCATGAAGTATAAACTTGTCAAGTACTGAAGTATCATCATGTGCATCATAGAAGTATGAGTTATACAGATTCTCATCATTAGGAACCCAATCATTCTGTTACACCCTCTCCCGTTGTACAGAGAGGCGATTCATTAGCAATATAGTTATTTAAGTTTATCAAACCAGCATGTACTTTCCTATGACAATTAGCACATAAGCAAACACACTTACTTACTTCTTGCAGAAGCCACTCCTTGCTCCTACTTCTATACTTACCTATGGTAAATTCCTTATCTACTGGATTGATGTGATGAAAGTCAATACAAACAGGTTCTGCTTCTCCACAGACAATACAGGGAGTTTTTATGCTATTAAGCCATTCTCCTTGCCTATCCTGCCTTCTTGTAGCTTGTGCCCTGTGAATCTCAGGATGTTCCAATCTCCTTTGCTTCCTATAAGCTCTTCTACAATCCTTACATTGATGTCTTCCTTCATCAAACATCTCCAATGGTAATTCTCTACCACAAATCTTACATAATTTAGTTTCCATACTTAATCATTTTGGGAGCAAAGTTAAAACTTTTATCCCAATTATGCAAGATTATAACCATATTTTTAATGAATGGGTTAATATTTCTATTAACCTCTCTATGTTACCATAGAGTTCCGACTATTGCATACCTTAATATTCTATCTTCACAGATTGTATATTAAAGTCCTCTTTGTTTAGTCTGTCAGGCTGCACAGGTTTCCCTTGCTTGCCCCTCATAATCCCATAGGGACTTCTGAGTCAATTAAAAGAGGTTTTAGATGGACATTGGTTCTAATCCATCCTCCTTATCCCAATTATAGTTCTTTCCTCCTAATCCTTCAGCAGGAACTACCTCAGAATTGAATAAGAATGGTCTATTAGCATCATGGACAGAATGTATCTTATTCTGCTCTTTAATAGTACCAAGAACCAATTGCAGGAACTCAATATATTCCTTATTGTTACCAACAGTCATACCTAAGAACCTTGCAGCCTCATTCAAGCCATTAATACCAATGGTGCTGTACAGCTTGCTAATGTGAATATATCCACCATTTGAAGCTGCAAACATACCTTTATCTTCAAGGTCATACAACATTGTCTTGAAGGCTATGTGATACTTATAAACCCTTTCAAGAATATCCACTAAGTATTTCTTGAGTAGTGGAATATTATCCTTGCAGTGAAGAAGATTCTTATCTCCTTCCTCACTCCACCAAGTAGTCTCCTGCTTAGCCCAATCCTGCACAATCCTATTGATATTCAAGGTAATTACATTACAACTACCTGTCATAACACCAGTAAGACCTGATGTAGGATTGAAAGTATTCTCTGCAAGTTCATTCCTCAATCTACAACATGATGCAAGACTATCAGCACTGTCAGATATATAGGTGAAGAAACTATGACCCTCTGCATACATTTCAGCAGTAAAGTCCTTATAGTCCTTATCTATAATATCATTGGTCTTTGGGTCATACACCATAGCCATTGTCTCCACAGGGAATGTAAGAATCTGCTTAGTTCTCAGCTTATTGAAGAACTTCATAAACAGCCTTTGCAGGCAATCTACTGCTTCCCATTGAGGCTTAGTACCATCAGGGTAATAGAACTCCCCAAACAATGAATCAAAATAGGTGTGGTCATAATAAGACACATTGGTAAATGGACTCTGATATGACCTATTACCAGCAGGCTGGTTCACACCATAAATGAATTGTTTGAATGCTTTATATATGGCATCTCTTATAGTCCTTTGCTTACTACAATGGTCTGTAGTAGTTACTACATCCAGCTTTTCATACCAGTTAGGACCAAACTCCTGTACAATGTAATAGTTAAGGGCAATAAAGTATTCACCTACTGCCACTGCACCCTTACACTGAGAAGATAGCAAGAAGATAAGATTGGTTACTTGACCACTGAATGACTGCAAATCATTAGGAGGTGTTGGAGTGATACCATCAATATTGCCAACTCCTTCAGTCATAAGAGGATATAGACTCACAGCCATACAATACTGCTTCAAGACAGGAGTAGTTGCTTCATCATGTGTATAGATGATGTGAGAGTTCAAATCCTCTTCATACTTCTTGGCTACTTCAGGGTACATTTCATTCAGCTTGTCTTTCATTCTTTGCCTCTGAATAACCCTATTAGTAGTCTTATACACTTCACCCTCAAGATTAGCAACATTCTTCATAGTTACATTTGCATTGGCATCTGTCTCTGATGAAGTAGCTGCATTCTCATTGGATTGACTATACTCATTCATATAATCAATCCTCTCCCTGATGAATCTTGCCTGTTTATGTTGTTCTCTATAAATGATATATTTCTTTGCTACATCAAAGTGTTTATCATTCATAAGAACATCCTCAACCTTATTCTGTATCTCCTCAATACCTATAGTATCCCCTTCCAAAGTGCCAAATAGAGCACCCAGCATATCATACAAATATTGAGGCATTTTCTTGTTGCAAGACTTAAAGGCTTTCTCTACAGCACTTATAATCTTATCAACATTAAACTCCTCTATACTGCCATCTCTTTTTACTACCTGCATATTACAATGTATTTAACCATTCTCTTAAATCATTAGGACCAGTTTCATTAATGCCCATAGGAACTCTTGGTCTGGAAGTGAGATAAGAAGAAAGCTCTTCTCCTATCACAAAAGGACTTCTCATCTCTATTTGGTCACTCTTTCCAAACTTCAATGTACCTACTGCCTGTGTAAATGGGCAAGTCCATACCAATGGGACAAGGATTCTCCTATTGACTACAATGAAATCATAGTCAAGCAGCTTGAAGTCTTTGAAATATTCATCCTTATCCATATTCTGCCTTATGATAGCCCAATATAGTCTGGCTTGAATATCATACCTCCAATCTACAAAGGATTTATAGAAATCCCACTCTGTATGGGAACTTGTTTTCAAATCTACTGGCTTTACCCACTTCTCTTTATGATTGACTATGATTAAGTCAGCCATATTTCTATACTTTACACCATTGAACTCTCCTTTGAACTTCAATTGATAGAATCTTTCAATATCTGGCTCAAATGGATTATCCTCTGCAAAGTAGAACTGAGTGGACTTGCTCTCTTTCAATGCTTTTACTGCATTGCACACATCTTGATAGGTCTGAGTATCAAGTATAGTCTTACTGCCTGCTATAAATAACAGGTTATAGTAGTCAGCACCTTTCTCCTTGATAACCTTAGCCCTTGTCTCAGGCTTCCAGTTCATCTGATAACTCTGATATTCAGTCTCCTTAATGATTGCATCATCAGGAATTGTAATAAGACTCCTATAAGAATCTCCATACTGACTGAACAAAGATTTTACCATCTTTGTAATAGAGTCTGGAGTAGAAGGAAACTCAGCAACCATAAACCTTTCATCAAACTCTTCTTGACCACCTGTGATAATGCTATCTACAGCACTACCAAAAGTAAGAGAAGGTGTTTCTAACCTGTCAAATAATTTATCCAAGTTATTGAATCCCTCCCTCTCATATCTTGCAAGGGTTGAATAGCTTAATGCTGGGTCTGCCCTATATGTTTCCTCAGACACATCCCAAGATATACCTCTTAAAGATTTCCTCTCCATTAGTAATAATCTTGATTGTATTCCTCATTACTGAAATCCTCATATTCACCCTCCTGCTCTGGCAACTCAAGAGCCTCACAGTAAGTATCTATTTCTGACTTCAATTTCCTCATTTCCCCAAGGTCTGCTTTCAGATACTCCTCTTTAGGGTTTTCCTTATTAAGACCTTTCTTTACTCTGACAAGAGATGAATCAACTAAGAGTTGGAGAGATTCAAAGTCCCTACTATTCAAGAACTTATGTGCAAGCTTTGCATCTCCCTCAGGCAATGAGGGAATCAAAGCCTTTATTCTGTCTATTGGTTCTCTATTGTCCATAACTCTTGATAATTTCTATTGCCTGCAAGAGTTGTTTCTTGGTATATACCTCAAAATAGATAGACCTTTCACCTTTTTCAGTATATAGGTTATCAAGATATTTTATAAACATCTTTTTCTTGATATAGAACACATCATTCTCTATCCCCTTAGCCTCAATGTACACATTAAGGTCATTATACTTGAAATAAAAGTCTGGTGTATATCTTATACCAACTACTCTACCTGTTTTCTGAACCAGTATCTTTGAAGGACAACTATCAACTGCCTCTAACAATCTCTTTGCTTTCTGCTTGTCAGTCTCCCTGTCAAAATAAGGGGTTATAGGCAGGAATCCATCCCATAAAGTGAAGGTGGTTGGCTCATATTGAGGATTAAATCCCAGTTGTTGAAGAGTATTGTATATACTCTTCTCCAACTGAGACTTAAATGTTATACCTCTTGAACTACTCTGTGTGGCATTCCTGATTTTCTTGTTCATATCTCCATCTAAAACCTCCTGCAATTCTCCTTTCACCCTTGCAGCATTTAGATATTGAGCCTTGATTTATGCCAGTAATCCTACTTGCCTCTTTAGCAGAGATGTATTTGACTTCATTCCCATTATTATCTATTGATATGATAGGGTTTCCTCTTGTTACTTTCTGCTTATTAGCTCTTCTATCTATACAAGAGCCATACCTTATATTATACTTAGCAGTGCACCATTCAAGATTTGAAGCTTTGTTGTTTAATTTATTCTCATCTCTATGATTAATATAAGGTAGATTATTAGTATTAGGAAGGAATGCTTCAGCAACTAACCTATGAACAGCCCTATAAAATCTCCTACCCTCTTTAACCAAAATAACCCCATAATAGCCATTACTTGATATTGAAGGTTTCAGAATTTTACAGACCCCAGTATGGTTATAATTTGTAGACCTTACCTCTCCATTACTACTGACTTCATAATTGGGAAAATTGCGTATAGGTTTCCACATGTTACTTATTCTTGAACATTTCTTTCAGTATGTCTCTCACAATAGAACAGGCAATTTTTGCATCACTTACAGACCTGAATGCTGCGAAGTTCCTATAGTTCTTGATGTGGGCTTTGTTAGCCTTAGTGATTCTACCATCAAGCATAGAGATTACATAAATCTCAGAACTCTTCTCAATATGGTCCTCATACTTCTTGTCCAACTCAATGGCTACTTCTCTAAGTACCATAGAGAATGCAGCAGCAGGAAGAATAGTATCTACACTATTGAGATAGTTATAGACCTTCTCAATCTTCCAACCAAGTTTCTCTGCAATCTTCTGAATGTAGTACTCCAGCTCCATAGGAACCTCAGATTCAACCACAGCAGACTTTGCAGGCTTGGTAGTAGTAACAATGCCAGCCTCAAGGAGCTTAGGGAGAATGTCCTTAGTTACCACAATGTGCTGAACTACAGTACCCTCACCAAAGAAAGGGTCTACTACCTTAGATACTTTAGTCAAAGTGTCTCCAATCTGCACTTCTTTACCATTTGTCAAATAAATCTTTTCCATTTTTTTTTGTTTAGTATTAATACTCTTCATACCATTTTATAGGTACACCATAAATCTCTTTTACTCTATTACTTATATCAATGAATAACTGATGTGGCATTTTAGTACCACTTCTTGCAAAGTATGCAGGATGCTCAATCTCTATAATATGATTGAACTTTTCATTTATATAAGGCTTAAAAGTCTGAGCCTGCTTCCCAAACAGGACATATACTATCCCTGTATCATAGTCAGACAGGTTCTTTAAGAGTTTAGATATGAAAGGTCTCCATAACATCACATGGGAACCTATCCTATTCATTTCTACAGTGAGGGCAGAGTTTATCATCAGTATTCCCTGTTTAGCCCAACTCTCTAAAGTCTGGTCAAAGGTAATACAATAATGTGGAACTTCAAAATTAATTGCTGCTTCTTTAACAACATTTAATGAAGGAGACAAGTTATCCTCATCAACTTCCTTTCTATTCCCAAATAATACTCCAGTTGCCACTTCCTTTTGTGGATAAGGGTCTTGACCTAACATAACTACTTTCAGGTCCTTGAGGGGACAAAGCTCAAATGCCCTGAATACATCAGATTGAGCAGGACACAGGGGTTTCTTCCTGTATTCCTGCCCAACCTTAGCCATCACATTATTAAGCTCTGTCCTATCAATTACCTTCATCCAATCCCCAAAGTATTCATCTAATGTCATATCAGCATCATTATGTCATCAATATTGTTAATAAGGCATTCATTCAGTGCATCATTAGAGCAAGCAGATGGAGTAGGCTTGATAGGTTCTACAAAGAACTTATCAAAATTATCTACTATAACCTTTACTTTCCTGTCTTCTGGGTTGCTACTGAATCTGTAATTATTTCTTGGGAAATTTATATCCCTACTTGTATAATAGGGAATCAATTTCTTGATAATACCTTTATTAATCAACTTGTCAGACTGTAAGAATACTTTAGGACTAACATGGCATACAGGTCTATAATAGACCATAGTATTACCATTGTCCTCAGTATGTACACTTTTTGCAGTTAGTGTACATAATAGTAATGGAGTGTAGCTTTCATCAAAGATAATACCTTTACCACCATAATACACTTCCCCCTTGTTGGTAGTTATCTTCTGCAACCTCTTACCATATCCTACATTAGTAAATAGTTGCCTTATGATGCTATCAAAAGTCCTTCTTTCTTGGCTTGGTGTATTGTCATATAATGGCAGTATTATCTTCTTAATTCCCATAATTGCGGGATAATCTATATTATCTGAGACCAGCTTCTCAAAATGTTCTCTTGCAATCACAGGTATTTCCACCTCATCACTATTCACTTCAATGATAAGGCTCCTTCTAAATACATTGTTACTATCAAGAGACAGATTCATCTCAAGCTGGTCTGGATTGTTAGATTCACTGCTATTGAAAACACCCATTACATCATATGCAAATCTTGGGCTAAATTCCATTATACTTCAGTTTTAAGATATATTGTTTCTGCATTATATGTGGTAAGGAATGGCAAGTCCCTGTCAATGAGAGGCTCACACTGATTTGCACAGAAGTTTACAAACAAATTGACCATACATGATGCAATCATATTTGCACAGAAGGTAGTTTGTTTATAGGAACAAACAGTCTCCTCAGCTTCTGCATCAGAGAACAGGAACTCATTATTATACCTGTTGATGTTGTACTCATCATCTCCCTTAATACATAATACCTGAAACTCCTCTGCTGCCAACCTACCATCAATAAACAGACAATTCTTCCTTTCCTCCTCTGGCTTAGATTGAACATGGCTCACCCACTTATTGAAGAAAAGTTTTCTTGCTGCCATATTATCAAAGCCACAAATCATAATATCTGATGCCTCAGATTCATCAGTAAATCTCTCACTTACTGCAAAGACACTGCTATAGCCAGCATAGTTCCTAATCATCTCAGCCAGTGCAGATACTTTAGGTCTGCCTAAATCAGATTGACCATATAACTGACCTGACATATTGACAGCTTCTACTATGTCATCATCATAGATAAACATAGAAGCTGGCTTCATTCTTGCCAATAAGAAGCCTACATAACTACCAATGCCACCTACACCTGCCAAAATGACAGTCTTCTTCTGAATATTCTCATACCAAATGGCAGAGCTAAACCTACTTGTAGCTTCATCCACAAGCAAAGTTGCAGAGTTTGTAGGTATCTCCTGATGTGCATCTTCTACAGCTTGGTCAAGGATAGCTTGTTCTTCCTCTGTCAAAGGTGAATCACTATCAAGATTCTGAAGATCCTCTTCATACTCTTCTACTGAGTTGAACTCTTCAATAGCTTCTTCTAAAGCTCTCTCAGATTCTGCTACTCTGTTTTCTATTTCACTATTTGTCATAATACTAAATACTTTTGAAGTGCATCAATATACCCTTTAATATAATCATTTTCAGGAAGTTTTGTAAGCTCCTCTATCATATCATGGGCACAAATAGCACAAATTTCTGTTTCATCAAAGCCAAGCTCTTCTAATTTCTCATCTGTTATATACCATGTCAGATATTCTGTATAGGTCTCTGCCCATATCTTGAAATTATCCATGCCAGCTTTGCCTTTACCAAATCTCTTTTCATACAGTGCAGGCATTGACTTAGACCATTTGGTAATGTCAATCTTACTATCATTGGAAATGATAATACTACCTGTAATCAATTGAAGCACAAGAGATTTTAGGGTAGTCTTATCAAATGTCACTTGACCATAAGGTATATCATATCCATCTTCAAATGGCAAATCATCTACATTATCAAAGAGAGTTGGCTGAGTTACCTTAGCTTTATCAGCTTCCTTCTTGACAAGATTTGCTGGACCTGCTTTTGTACCATAAGAATTAGCAATAACAGGCTTATAGCCACCTTGATATACAGGTGACTGAACTTTCTTAGCTCTCTCTGCTTTAGCCTGCTTGATTTCCTCAAGTCTTGCTGCCATGTCTGGAAAGGAATAATTCTCACCTTCTTTCTCTATTTTAAGATAGAACCATTCAATTTCATCTGCATCACTTACATATTCTTTGGTATCATGTCTTTCACCATCACCAAAGAACTCATAAGATACAGATTCCTTGACCTGCTTTGACTTAACTCTTCTTGTGATTGCAGCAGTATAAGTACCTGCATTATTCACAATAAGAGATACAAAGTTATTCCTATCTCTACCTTCTTCCTTCAGAGTAGCAGTATCTGTTCCACTAAAGAAAGTACTCATATTATTATGAGAATGTATAAGACCCATTTGGCAATCAAGTAGCTCAGGGTTCTCACACATATAGGCTATCACATCAGGATTCATATCAAACTCTGTATAAGCTTGAGTACCAATATCCATAATGTAAATGTCTACACACTTGATTACAAGGTCATTATTTTCAAATGAGCCTTCATGTGTGAAGAATAATGTACCTGACCATTCAGTACTCCACACCTTTTGGCAGGCAAATCTTATCTTTCTCTCCACTTCTGCTGGGATAATCAGCTTATAATTATAAGTACCTGACTTCTGTACCAAACTGATTACTTTCGTGGGTTGCTTTGCTTCTTCCATATCTATAATTTAACACTTTAAGTATTGTTGCTAATATGTATAGTGCAGTATGAATATTAAGAATTATACTCTTATTCTCATTCCTTACCTCAGCAATATCTGTAATATCAACAGTAATTTCTCTTCCCTTGAACATGCAAACCTTCTTGCCTATATATTGGGCATAGTTATTTACATTGTTCCCGCCTTTATCATAGTAAATCTTTCCATTATCTATGATACATTCCTTTAAGATATCCTTCCTCTTCAATTCTGCAAACTTAGTAGTCAGCTCTTCCTTATTGAATTGGTCATTATACCACTTAATGAACTCATTGCTAATAAGTACAATAAACTCAATAAGTGACATACCAATAGAATAAGAGCCATTTACATAATTGAATTTAAGTTTCTTTGAATTGATAAAGCCTCTTATAAACTCCTTCAACTTATCAGAACTAAGAGCATCCCCATAGTAGTCTGGTGATAGATATGTAACAAACCTGTCTACACCCATCTCCATGTTATTAATACCTAACTTTTCCAAATATTTATAAGGTCTGCCAGCAATGGATTCTACAGTTACATACTTACTTAGCTCAAGACAAAACATATTCCACATGTCCTCATCATAATCCATATTAAGGGCACTAATAGTACCATTGATGGGACCACTGCCTGTGCAAGGACTCTGAAAACTGGTAAAGTCATTTGTAGGAATGTTACTGATATGACTGTGCATATATTCACTGCTAATGTGAAGCATAGTATATTCTGACCTGTTAAGTGTAAATCCACCATTCAATGTGCCATTATACATTACTTTCACCTTAGCCCACAGATGGTTAATATCCACAAATCTGTCATGCTCATTAGTTACTCTTACATGAGGAAAATGTATAAGAATGAATATACCATTGAACTTAGCATTACCAATTCTTTCCTTTACTGTAGTATTTGTAAGCACATTTACAACCTTTTCTACTTGGTTTTCAGGTAAATCAGTAATAGCAAATGTCTTGAACATGCTCCAATCATTACTGCTCATGTCTGCAATACTACCATCAGGAATATAAGCAGCCAAAGATTCTATCTTTAACCAAGATTTGAACTTGTTCAAACTCCAATATCCTTGCATATCAACTTTGTCCTCTCCAAAGAAATCATTGAATATGCTTAATACTCGAAGTGGTCTGTCCATCAAGGAGTTATATAATTCTTCTATCTTCTCCTCAATCAATTTAATTGTTTCTCTACTCATATTACTGTAAAAAAAAAAGTAGGTAAGGGGGCATTTCTAACCTCCTTACCTACTGTTACTTACCCTTGTTAATTGATACCCATTCCTACAAACATGTCATCAATCTCATCATCAGAGTAAGGAGAAGCTGACTTAGGTTTATACTCCTCAGAAGGTGCAGCATCTACTGCAACTGCACCCCCAAGAATGTCAAGTACTTCATCCTTCTCATCCTCTTCAATTGTGCCATTATTCTCAAGAATCTCTACCAGCTTACTGATAGCAGCTCTTGCTACAGTATCAACACATTCACCACCATTGCTTGCAGGTGCTACAGGAGTACTTGCTTCAGGAGTATTTACAGGTGCTTCTACCTTTTCCTCCTTCTTAGTCTCTGCCTTAGAAGCTTCTGCCTTGGGAGCAGCAGGTGCAGGCTTTGAAGCACCATTACTCTGTACCAATGCAATAAGGTCAGCAGTCTTACACATAGTAAAGTTTTTACCAAACTTCTTTACACAAGCATCCTGCAAACCCATAGATTTGATAGCATTATATGCCTCAGCTCTACTCATTGCAACAGCACCACTTCTGATTTTCTTGTTGGTGTTAGTAAGCATGAAAACCAACTCATTTGTGATAGTACCCTTATAAGGAACATCATGTGGCAGAACTGAAGCATCATTCTTCAATTCAACCTTTGATGTGCCTTCAAAGAAGGTCATATCATCATAGTCAATACCATTGGCTCTCAGGTCACTCTTCAACTCAGCAAGGGTCGTGGCTGCTGACATGATAACACTCTTTTTCTGATTTTTAGTCTGTACGACTGTAATTTTTCTTGCTTCCATGTTTTCATTTTTTTTTTATAAATTGAACTTATTGAAACTTTAATCTATGCAAAAGGGCAAATCATTCCAATCATTGTCCTCTTGTCTTGAAGAGTTGAATAAAAGCTTGATTATTCTAAGGAACTCATCTTTGCCCTTAGCCTTGTACAAGTCTGAAATATCTTTCCCTTCATTAAAAGGAGGTAATACTACATTAGTAAAGCTTGTTTCCTCAGCTAACTTCTGAGCATCTTTTAGTCCTGGCTCATCATTATCCAAGCAAATAAAGATTTGTTTATATCTTCTTTTCAGTTCACTAATTGCAGTATCACTCATCCTATACCCCTCACCTTGAATGGCAAGAGATGGAATACCTGTATTAGCCCATAAACATAGAGCATCTTTTAATGAGGAGCATATACATACTTGCTCCCCATATTCAGGTACTTTAGTCCATAGGCTCACTACAGAATTGTCATGCTTGTTACTCCACTTATAACCAGCTTTATTGAAAGGCTGATATATCTTTAGGGTAACTTTACCTTCTTTATGTTCTACATAAGCATAGGCATATTTATCAGCTCCAAACACATATCTGTGACCATCCTTTATGATAATCTTATGAGATATGGGATAAACCTCTGCATACTTGAGCCACTCCAAACTTATTCCATAGGAAGCCCAGTACTCAATATCATAATCCCTCCAATCCCTGACTTTGCACTGTAGGTCAGTATCCTTGTTATAGGTACTGGTACTCCTGACAGTACAAGGAGTATATGTATGAATACTTGCACTACCATTGAACTTTGAAATGTCCTCATTAATCCTTGTAAGGACTTCCTTATAACTACAATTCCACATACTTCCAAGCAGGTCAAATAGACCTCCTCTATCTCTTGTGGATAAGTCTGTATAATATATCCTTCTCCCATCAGGAGAATAGAGACCAAATGATGGTCTCCTGTCTCTCCTAAGAGGACTATTGATAATACAAGGAACCTCTGTGACACCTAAATAATATGACAGAATGTCTGCCTCTGTCACTTTACTTAGGATGTCATCAAGGCTTACAGAATCTCTACCTTTACTGAATGCCATGCCTACCTCCAACTTTATAAGATAATTTACTTCCCGAAATCCCAAGGAGTACCACCTGCATTCTCAGCAGGTGCAAAAGGCATATCACCAGAGCCACTTGCAGAGCCACTGAAGTCAGTAGCTTCTACATCATACTCCTTCAAGTCACCCACAGTAAACTCAGTAGTAGGATATGCACCAGCAGCCTTTCTTTCCTGCAAGTCTGCATCCAACTTACTATAGTCAGTGATGTTGTTCTTCAAGAACATCTGATTATAAACAGCCTGATACTGCTTGTTATCATCAGTGGTTCTTACACCGAACAATACCTTAACCTTGTTATTAGGCTGCAATGCAATAACATCTCTCAGCTCCTTGAAATTACCCTTGAAGTACTCAGCAATGCTCTCAAGTCTTGCTTCACAATCCTCAGGTTTGTCTACCATAACCCAAGTATTATTGATATACTTCATTACATTAGGAATGTTGAGGTATGCCTTGATGAAGTTAGTAAGCTCTTCCTCACCATGATAAGCAGGTCTGTAGTCCTTATCAATGTTGGCAGGACCATTCTTATATACAGGAATCTCATGTGCCTTAGCCTGCTCTACAGTAACCCAAGCAGTTCTACCATACTTGTCAATTACCTGTACCTTAGTCTGGTCTCTATTGTATCTGTATTCCTTTCTGATAAAGAAAGCTACCTTAGTGGTAAACTCAATACCACCACACTTCTCAGCATCAGTCTTAACAATGAAGTCAAGTCTGACATTCTGTACCTTGTGCTTGTCCTCACCTACCTCAACTTCACCCAGATACTCAGGGTCATTTTCAAGCTGGGTATTATAGAGTTTCTCTAACTCTGCCTTATTAGGATTTACAGCCAAAACAAATACAGGAGCTACACCTGTATATCTCTTTACTGCATTGCCTTCTTTACTCTCTGTTCCTTTACTAAATGCCATAAAAGCATATCCAACTTTTTTCTTATTCATGTTATTCATTATTTTTATATTTCCATTTATAACCAAATGCTTGATGCACAGGATATACTTTACCAGAATGATAGTCTTTGGCAAATCCTCTACAACAAGCAGAGATAGAAGTATTTGAGAATCCAAGTGTTTGCTCAATTTCTCTTGTGGAAGCCCATTCTTTGACAAAGTTTCCATCTAAGGTTTCTTGTATAACTGCTTTGGACAGAACATTCTTTCTGCTACCATAATTACAATTATATTTGTTATTGCACATTTCAAGGTTCTCTACTCTGTTATCTCTCTTATCCTCATTCTTATGATTTACTTGTAAGTCATCGGAATAATTACTAAGAAAGGCTTTAGCAACTAACCTATGTACCTTCTTAAACTTCAACCTTCCATCTATATACACTCCAACATATAGATACCCATACCTAGTTGAAAGGATTAGTAGGGTCAAAAGGAGCCTCTTCACCAGCCTTTACTTCTGTCTCAGGTGCCTTCTCAGTGTCATCTACTGTCTCAGGAGCAACAATGTCAATAGCAGGCTCTTCTACATGAATCTCATATACATTAGCCTCCTCATTGAACACTACTACACCAGCCTTAGGCTCATACTTAGTAACCTTTACAGGCTTACCATCCTTATCAACCTTACCAGTATCTTCTACCTTCTTGACAACCAAGTCTTCACTTGTGAGACCACCTGTCAAAGCCTTGACACCCATCTCATGTCCTTCAATCTCCTCAGTCAGAGCATTGTACTCTGCATTGAGTTCATCAATCTTGGCAGCAATCTTATTCTTCTTCACTACCAAAGGATTAACATTCTGTGCAATTCTTTTTACACCTACAAACTGTCTTACTGTCAATGTTTTCATATTTTCTTACTATTAAAAGATTTGTAATAATGTTCTTTCTTGCCCCTGAATATTTAATGGATTAGGAGCACTCCATAGCTTATATACAGTGAACTTCCTTTCATAGAAACTTAATGCTATACCCAGACAATATGACAATAATTGCCTGTTTCCTAACACATTAGTCACAAACATAGTAGTTTCATAATAAGGCTTGCCATGCTCTATGCAATACTGCATGAGTACTATACTGGCATCACTCTCAGTAAGTCCACCAAAGGCAGCCAACCTTGATATTCTTACAGTCTCATTCCTATCCATAAATCTCCTTCAATTTGTCTACTACTATAGACAAATCATTAGGAATCTCATCAGGAAGGTCATCCAATGCACCAAGACTGTCTTTAGCAGGATATTCTCCATCAAACTCCTTGACAAAGTGCTTGATAGGTCTCTTGTTTTCTGCATCATATCCTACCTTGCCAAAGAGGATAATATCAAACTTACCCTCAGGAGTAATATAGTCATCAACCATCTTTCCAGTGGTCTTGAACTTATAGGAAATGGAATCACCATTCTTATCCTTATACTCCTCATAATGAGCACAACAAATGATGTTCTTATCTTCAGGGAATCCCTTAAAGGAATCAAAGATGAGTCCCATTCCATAGCCAATCTGCTTAGGAGTATCCCATCCACCCTTCATGGCATTAGCCATATAGAAATCCTGTGCAAGATAATTCATATCATCTATAAGGACATTCTTATAGGGAGATTTCTTCATTATATTGACAATCTCTGCAACTGCTGCAAACCTATCAAGTCCTGTAAGACTATCTACCTGTACTCTATTTCCTGTAGCAAGTGCATTTGCATTCACAAGTTTTTGTGTGGGCTTACCTACATTTTCTACTCCAATATTGCCTTCAATTAACTTGAAATTGGGATTAGGCACACCCCTGCCAATGCACTGGATAACATAAGTTTCCTTTGGGTCAAGCCCCTTGATACCTAACTTCTCCCTACCACAATAGGAAGTGGTCTTTCCAAATCCACTCTTTGCGAGAACTAAAATCTTACACATAACTAACTTTAATTGTTTTGAATAGCAATCTTCCTAAAGTTAAAGCCTTATAGAGTTGATTCTTAGTACATCCCAATGCTTTAATAGCTTCTTTGGTTGAAGAAAATCTCAAAACTTCATCATTCTTATATGCGACTATATTTCTTATTTTCTTCCTATATGGCTCTTTAGTTAGAGGTCTTCCTATCTTGTTAAACCATACATCTAATTTATCTACTCTATAAAACCTCCAAACATATCCTCCTGCTATATTACATTTCTCATGTGCAGCATTAGAAATATTGGATGTTGGAATGTTCAGTATATTAGAAGCCTCCGTAAGGGAACTATACTTATTAATATAATTCCCTCTCAAGTCATACTGGTATATAGGCTTTACTGCTTTCTGTAACCTACCTTCCTTGTATGCTTGGGTAACTGAGTTAGATAACTTCTGTCTCATACCACTGGTCATTTCCACCTTTCCTGCTGTAGCAGTTTGATTATATTCAGGATTTAATACATCTATAAAGTATTGTTCTTTATTTAATAGTGAATCTATAGGACATAATTCCATTACAGAGAAAATAAACCTGTCCTCTCCATACTTATTCCAAGCATTCTGTAAGTGCCTGTTTTGGTGTTTATTATGTCTTAACAAGGCTTTGTGTTTCTGCCATCTTCTCTCTATGTTATTTGAAGAGCCTATGTACACTTTACCATTAGCTGTATTCTCTATCTTGTAAATCCCACTACTCATAATGTATTAGCCAAAACTAAAATCTTTGCCATTGTTTCTGTTTTATAATGTTACTTTACTTGAAAAGGGCTGCAAACTTATGAAATATTTTCCATCTGTGCAACTCTTTATTCATTTTATTTATTCCATAACTAAAGAAAGTCTTAGCAGTTTTGCTCTTCCTTGATTCCATATAGTTATATACTCTTTGAAGTGCTTCCCTATCATCAGGTCTTGGGAGTTCATAAAATGTACTCACTGCACCATCAAAGAATAAAGGACAGATTTGACCATTTGCTCCATAGTCTCTATCTTCAATCACTTCCATGAACCTTATATGATTCCTGAACTTGGTTATATCATATCCTTCATATTCCCTAAGTCCATACTTGAATGGGCTATAAAGACCTATAACCATATTGGCATCTCTGGTAGTAGTCTTACAATCTGCAAGACCATCAGAAGATGGTTTAAGCTTATTCAGCTTCTGATTCTCAATACCTTCTTGAGCCTGTGCTTGATGCTGAATCAATACAAAGATGAACTTCAATTGATTTCTGAGAGTAATACCATACTTACTCATCTTATCAATGGTCTCCATCTTCTTCAATCCACTTTCAAGAGATAGATTCGAGGCATTATCTATGATGATTATCCTTCTTTCCTCTGGGTCATCTGGGGTATAGGGATTATCATTGTCTACTACATCTGCATCAATGATTTCATCTGTGATAGGGTCTTTCCTCTTACCTTTCTTGAAGTTAAGATGTCCATGAGTCAAAGCATAATCCCTACAATACTTATTAATGCCTGTAGGATTCCTTTGGTCATCAATGTACTCAACCATATCCTCAAATGCCTTGATATATTTCTGATACCTATCAGATTCAAGTAATTCAAGAATCTTCTCATCAATAGGATGGTCTCTATCTGTACTTTTCAGTTCAGTAGGAGATACCTCTATCCCATCCAATCTAAACAACAGATGACACAGAAACTCATTATACTTTTCCTCTGGACTCATCTCCAAAGTGAAGTAGAGAACCTTAACTCTCATCTCAGGATGTTCCAATATAAAGAACAAGGGTTCATATACAAATAGATAATCACAGAACTTTGATTTACCTACCTTCTGATTGGCAGTCACTACTATGAACTTAGCAGTTTCAATACCTGGAACCCATGCTCTAAATCTTGGAAAAGGAAAAGGAATACAATTATAAAGTCCATTAAGAACTCTCTCCCTCCTTAACCTCAGATTTCCCATTACTTGCTTAAATCTACTCATAATCAGTTAATTGTAGAAGTCCAATCATTTCTTAAATTCTCTTCTTGACCAGCATTCTCAATGTAACTAATCAATTCTGAGTCTCCCTCAACCTCACCAGCAGCACCAACTTTCTCTTTGAATATGAAATACTTTAATAGCCTCATATATGTATAGTTTCCATTGAAACCTTCCACATACTTACTGGTTGCCTGTATGATTTGCTCATCAGTATAAGTATTTCCATATTTCTTGAAGAATAACTTTAATCTTCGCACAATTAAAGCTACTCCATCTGCCCAATAATAGTTAGTGCCATCTTTCTTGCCTTTGGGGAATATCTCCTTGAGCCTTGTAGCTAACTGAATTAACCTGTCATTGGGTTCCTGTTTCTTATCAGAATCTACAATTACAGAATCTATTACCTCAGTGCCTTTATTAGTAAGTCTCCATCCAACCTGCTGGAACAAATCATCCCTATCAGCAGTTATGTAACCCTTCTTAATCAGCTCTTTTTGAGCCATATCAAGGTCAGCATTATTATGGATGGCAAGCATTAAGAGAGCCTCAGCAAGACTAATGTTGTTCTTCTGACATCCTTCCTTACTTAAACAAATTGTCATAGCTTAATGTCATTAATACTATCAACACTTATGATAGAATCCTCAGAATACTCCTCTATCATCTTCTGCACAAGCTCTTCTTCTCTTGTGTCCTTGAAATAAGGTATGATGATAACAGGAGATTTGTGCCTAAGTATTCTACCAACTCTTTGCTTTACTACAATCTCCGAACTATTCAAGTTGCAGAATATACCTATCCTACAATTAGTCAAGTTCACACCCTCATTGAGTATGTTGCAGGCAGTAATATGTTTAATCTTGTTGGAGTTAAACATCTCAAGATTCTTCACTGAAGACTTGTTCTTTGAGGTAATATTATATTTACCTAATCTCTCTGACTGCTCAATACTACTACAGAAAGTCAAAGTCTTGTAATTCCTGAACTTGTCAAGAAGAGATAGTACAAGGGCTTCCTTTTGTTCAGCACACCATTTCAATCTTTTGCCTGCTGTTGAAAGCCATAAGTTCTTTATTCTCTCATTTCTTGAGTTAAAGTACTTATTCTTGTACCACTCTATAAGTGAAGAGATACTGTCATAACAACCTTTCTGAGTGGTGATTATGTCACGACCAAACTTCTTAACCTTATAGGTATAATTAGCAGTGTCTAAAGACAAAGGCAGTAGATATACTGTAGGCTCAGGTAATACTTCATCCTCTACAGCCTCCTTGAGACCACACTTAATGACCTCAGCCTTATGATTGTAGATGAAATAATCCCTCATGTCTCTCTTAATAGTGGCAGACAGCCCAATGAAAGACTCATTGATATGAATAGTCTCCAATACATCAATTCTTGCCTCTGACAAATGCTGCATCTCATCTGCCACTACTACATCAAAGTATGAGTTCTCATAGTTCTTTAGTGACTCATAGCACTCAATAGTAATATAGTCAGACTTGATACCTCCCCATTTCTCAATCTCATCCTTCCAAGTCTGCTTATGTACAGTCTTAGCCACAAGAATAAGTATGGTAGTAGGGCTTTCATCATTCCTGAATACCCTATCACATATATGATTAATGAGGTCTATTGCTACTTTGGTCTTACCCATTCCAGTTATCAACTCAAGTATCAAGTACTTAGCCTTGTCTATCTTAGACAAAGCCAAGTTATTCACTTCTTCTCTTGTCATTTCTACTTACAATTCCTTTTAGTTTGTTAATGTAGTTAGGGTCTTCTGCATACCCTATGTCTGATAAAAACTTATAGTAATCATTCGGAGGTTTGTATCTATATTGCACATAGTCAAGATATGCAACCACACTCTCAGTCCAATGGTCAAATGTATGGTATCTGTGTTTCTTGCTATTGTATAAGCCAAACAGATTATTACCATTCAGACATAAGTCTGACTTAAAATGACCAGTTTCAAGTACAGCTTGTGCATAGACTATCTGAGGATGTTTAACCCCATAATATTCTAATGCTTCCATCAAGCCTTCTTGAGGTGATTTACTGAAGAAGTCTGGCTGCTTCTCATTAACTATATGTACCACCTTTACTTCAGGTGGTTCATCTTCCCTCAAGTAGGGTAGCACTTGTACTACCCCAAGTGCCCCTACTGCAAAGGAGATGAGTATGTTGAATACTTTTTGTTTCATACCCTCTTACATAATAGATTCTTAACCTTTAATAGTCCTTTTGTGACAATATTACCCCCTCTTAATGAGAATACATGGGTATAGCCATCACATTTATTGGGGTTCCATCCTGCATGAATTGCATAATATATGATGAATGCAGCAAATAAGATGATGTTAGCTATGGGCAGTAAACCCAGTACAACTATGATAAGTGCCATCCAGCAGCCTTTTCACCACCTCTCTTCAATATTCTCTTTCTTGGATATTTCTTAGCCCATCTTGATTTCTTTCCATTCCTGTTTCTATTAAGTGTAAATTCTATCATACTTCAAACAGTTTTATGTAAGTTCTCCTACACTCCCCATTCCAATACCATTTGTTATACCATAATAGTACAATGTATTTATTCCTTGATGTGACTATATCAATCTTAGGAGAATACTTATTATACATTACAATAATCCAAATACACAGTATAATGAAGAGTAACACATTAAATGGTGTCATACTACTCTGGTTTAGGGCAACATACTACATACTCAAATCTTGAACAAATTCCTTTCCATTTCCTGTAATCATCACATGAGTCTTTCTTTAATGCCTTTGCATCAATAAAGTTACTTACACAAAGCATATCATACTTATTAGTAGGATGAGGAAATACCTCAAGCTGTCTATCTAAGGCTTGTATAACTGCTTCAATGGTTTCACCTGATGCTATAAAGTCATCCACAACTATGAACCTTGTAGTACCAACACTATCAATTCCTCTTAATGAAGAACAATGAGCACTTGTATCTTCTTCCTTCCTGACAATTAGGATATAGGTCTTAGTAGTTGGGTTAATATTGTGTAACTCATTAAGCATAGCACCTGCAATCATGGCTCCTGATGTGCCTCTTGCTACAAAAGTAATGCTTGTACCTTCCTCAATGTCTTCTTTATATGTATTGAAGATTGCTTCTGCACTCTGTTGTATATAACTATGCTTCCAATGAACACCAAATGGGTATTCTACATCAATGAAATGGTCAAGGTGTATAAATTTAGGAACATATCCCATAGTCTCTTAGTTTTATCCCACTTAGTCAGTAGGTTGTAAAAAAAAAAGAAGGACAAGGATATTATTAGTACCCTTGCCCTTACTATGAGAACAGCCCCACTTAGTCCTCAAACACCTTATAGGTATATGATATACCTCCAAGGTATTCTACTGTTCTCTGCAAATGAGCTTCAAGTCTTTCCTTTTCACTCATTGCAGCCCACTTGCCAGGCTTAGACCATGAAGGACAAGAATCCTTGTCAATCATATATTCATAAGCCTCTTTGCTCATGTTCAGGGACTGTGTAGCTGGCTTGCACTTCCTTGTATGGAAAGTGATAATCTCTGGATTGGTGCCATCTGTGTCAGTCACTCTCATAGTGTGCTTCTCCATCTTGTCCCAATCCTCAACTACTTTTGTTACTGTTCTCTTTCTACCATTCTTTGTAGTAATGGTCTTTTGAGTTGTTTTAAGGCACTCCTCCTTGCTGAACATTGTGCTTCCTCGAAGCTCAATACTCAGACTTAACTTGATTTCACTCATGTTTATTAATCTTCTTCAGATTCTTTCTTCATAATTGCAGCAAGCATAAGAGCAGCCATTGCATCTCTTGCTGTAGCTTCTCCCTTATCTGCTTTTTCTCTCAACTCCTCTGCCATTTTAATGTGAAGAGTATGTTTCAAGGCTTCAATAGTGCCCATCAATTCTCTCACATTGAGGAATATTGCACTTGTTACAATCACCTCAACAGGTGCTTGCACTGTCTTACCTTTGTAGCTTTCTACCAAGTTTTCAACAAGTTCAACATTGGTCAAGCCACCATTCTCTTTGCCACCTTTAATGGCTTTTGCAGCATCTTCAAAATGCTTCTGTTCCAGATTTCTTTCCAGAACCTTTTCTTCATTCTTTTCCATCTTTTTTTTTTAGAAGTGAAACAATAAATGTGGTGTATCTTAGGACTCGAACCTAACCTCCAGATGCAATACGGGATTACTCCTATCTCTGGCGTGCTACCAATTACACCAAGATACAAAGACAAGTTACACATAGCAAGTATCTACTAACACAAAGCCAATATCAATAGCAAGAACCTGTTACTCCACCAAGAACAAGAACATCCCTCCACCAGTCAGACTTCATAGGGTCGGTTATTTGGAATAACAGACTATCTAATGGCTGAGCATTAGATATATCACTTTTCATTAGCAATTATGTATATTCTATGAATAAGAACAGATACCTGCTATGTGTATTCAATAAGGTTAGGGATTAATATCCCAAGTCCTTACTTACTTGCCCAAAGAGTTGATAGTATTATAAATACCCAACAGTGAGTTAGGTACTACAATCTTCAACTTGCTGTACTCTTGAGACTTTTCATCCTTCCATGTCTTGAAGGCTCCAATTACATCTTTGAGTTCAGCTTGGTACTTCTGTGTAGCAGCCATATACTCTGTGTTCACCTTGTTAGTGGACTCATTGATAGCCTGCTCACAGCTATACTTCATAGCATTCAGTTGAGCTTGTATCTCTCTGTGCTTCTTCTGAAGCTCATAGAATACATTATCTACTAAAGCTATGCTTGTAGTAGGAGTATAAGTATAGATAAGGGCATCTCTGCCTTTACCATCCACTCTATGAGGATGATAAATCTTATCCTTCAACTCCTTTCTTGCCTCAGACAAGTGCCCATCAGGGTGGATATACTTGCCTATTACAGCAGCTTCAGTCTCTAACTGATAGTATCTGTTTCTCTCTTTAATAGGGAGAGAAGCATAATACTCTACCTCAGTTAATACATGACCATAGGTAGGAGATTCAGGTCTTATAGTCCCATTTTCCCTACACCAATCCTCAAGGCTGATAGTCTGCAAACCCTTCATCAGATTCTCCTTAGCTTTGATGCCTTCTCTCAACCAAGCTATAAGGGATTTAGCCTGTGCTACCCCCTCAAGTAATGATTGTAAGCTATCTAAAACTTCGGATGATTCCCCTGTCTGAATGGTATTTGCACCCCCAACACTGCCTACCAATGCTACCTCAACATTAAAGAAGCATATATTATTCAGTTGTGTTTCCGCACCTTGAATATACTCCTTAGCCAAGTTAGCAATATGGTTAGCACTTGTAGAAGTCAAAGCTACTCCTTCTTCACCTTCCTTCTTGAAGAAAACTAAATCCTTTTGCATATCTTACTGTTTTAGTTATTCATGTAAATGCTTCAAATAGTCCTTGTCTAAGTCAGGATGTTTGTGTATTAAGAACCTGCAACTTATACATACTATTAGGTGAGCTACACCTTCTGCTGCTATAATTCCTATTACAATATCCTGCCACTTAGGAAGTGAATCCCAGCTTGTCAAGAAGAGTATAAGAATGAGCATGGTTATCCAGAAGGTGCTACAATAGATGCAGAATCCTAATGGATATGCTATAAAATGTAAGAACCTGTTGCCACTTTTAACCATAGGTACAAACACTTTACTGTACAGAGGATAGAATATCATATCCTTAACCTTCAGGCAATTCCTATAGAATATGCCTAATAGTCCACCTATTACTCCCAATAGCATGAAGTCAAACATTAATACATAAAACATACTTTTTTTTTTAGTTAATACTAAGATTGTCTTGTGGAGCATAGGGGAGTCGAACCCCTGTCTTACCAATCTTTAATAAAAGAATTACACATGCTTACTACTTTTTAATGTGGTCAGTTACCCACTGGGTCTGTCTGGATGACAACAGTTCCACCACCCTATTTAATCTAACAGGGAAATCTTTTTAAAGGCATAGCCACTTTAAGCTAATTTAATATGCGCAAGTATTTCTACTACTGAATCCTCAGTCTGTAACATAACCTCTTTTGCACCTTTCTGTTTCCAAGTAAGTGCTACTCAGCCTATTTAGGCAGCAACTCTATAAGAAGTATTGCCAGTTATTGTTTTGATGTCTTTCCATCAGTCTTTGCATGTTCTCTTACCAAATAATCAGCAATCAAAACCATTATGCCCCATTCATTGCTTTGCTTCTTTTCTAAGAACAAAGTACAAGCTAAAACAAGAAGCAGTAGCTTACTTACCAGCATCACATTTTGCTTTTCTTCAGGTTCAAACTGCTTAGTAGAAATAGTGAGCTAAATCCACCATTGTATCTCCAGTGAGACTCGAACTCACAACCCACAGCTTAGAAGGCTGTTGCTACTATCCAATTGAGCTATGGAGACATAAAGGAGACCTATATTCACATACCAGTCTCCTATGGCAATATTTCTATTACCCGAACTAAAAATCCTTTACCTAAAAACAATCAAATTACCTTATATGAGTAAATACCTTAGTACTCCCAACAAGACTCGAACTTGTATCTACTCTTTAGGAGAGAGTTATTCTATCCACTTGAACTATGAGAGCATTTATACTGCCTATCTTCACAGACTGGCAGTATTAACATCAACAATCTAATTGTTCAACAAAAGACTACACTATTTCCTTAGTCAAATAGACTCTTCACTCTTTTACCCAAAATCTTGACTGCTTTGATTGCATCTTCCTGATTCTTGAAGTACACAACACCTGCATATTGCACTGTATTGTGCTGATATACCCCAACACCACTGCAAGTATCAATTATAGGACCACATCCATTATTGAAATTGCCAAGGAAATATCCTGTATTGTTTGTAGTTTTCTTCCAAGAGCCATTGAAGAACTTAGCAATGATTGCCAAGTCCGCAAGTGTATTATACTTCTCTGCTTCATTAGCAGGAACACTGGCACAGAAGCATGTATTGCATACCTTGCTGTTGATGTACTTGAGATTGAACTTCAATTCATCCTCAGTATATGCACTCAGTGCTAATGTACGCAATGTGCTGTTACCACTATTATACCACTCAATAGCTTGTTCAAGTGTTACCTTGATATTTCTCTTCTCTTCCATGTTGTTTTCTTCTTTAATTATTTGATTTGTTCCTTCAAAAAGCTCTCTTCTGGTAGTAGGTATCAACTTTATATACTTCAGCGACATATACTTTACATTAATACCTTTCTTTTTAAGCTCACAAAGTTCCCTTGCTGTTTCAGGTGTATTGGATAATATGTCTACTACTATCATAGGATTAGTGTAGGCATCATTTGTGATAACATCAATGAAAAAGGCATATTGTTTAGCACCTCTGTATGAGCTTATCAAATATTCTACACTCACACTAATAAGTGCTTCATCTATGAATACTACTTTAATCAATCGCATGATTATTCCTCCAATTTATTAAACCATTTGTTGAAAGTTAATATCTCAAGCTCTTCTTCGGAGATAAGTCTATAGCAAGCATAACATAGTGCTACACATGCAATGATAAATTGTATGAATAGACCATTGCCATATATGCTATCAACTCCTCCAATAAAGAGTATAACTACAAAGGCTGTTACATATAGTAACACTCCTTTAAGTATAAGTTTTATCTTCATCTTTCCTCTGTATATTTACAGTTTTCACACTCATGTCCATCAAAAGGCTCACCACAGTTAGGACATATAAACTGTTTGCCATAATCACAAGCAATGGATTCTTCTACCACTTGCTGTGTCTCAAGTTCTAATTCTGCCATATTTCTAAAGTAATAACTTGAATCTACCTTTGTTGTCTCTTCTCTTTCAAGTGGTATTTCATCTGGACCACAAGAATACATCATTATTGATAGTAATAATATGAAGTGTCTCATTTGTTATCTCCATTTACTGTATCAAATATGATATAAAGGAATAGTAGGCTTAATGGTAAGCCTACTAATAAGTATATGAATATATCCATTACTTTCTCCTTTTATATTTCTTGAACTCCTGTCTTGCTGTTCTGCTATTTGGATAAATAGTCTTTACTATTCTTTCTCTTGTGCAAATAGTTATAGACCATTCAAAGGCATGTTGCCCACCAAGGATTATTTTCCTTCCATAAACATCTACTATGATTTCTCTTATGAAACAATCACAGTTTTCTCGGTGATAAGTATATTTTCTTGCCATAGTTTAATCATCATAAGGTCTGACAAAAGTATATACATACACATCAAGCTCCTCATCATATGTGAACTCATAGTACACATGAAGAGCATGTGCCATAGAAGGTCTTCTCTTGTTCATTAGTTGATACCAACCTTTATTCCATATTGCTCCTTGTCTGTAACCAAGTATATCCTCCATAATAGAAGCAATAGCTTTCTTAGCATGAGGATAATTCTCATCATCAGTCTTGATGTGATATACATGATGCTGAGTGTAGTCTGAATTAGACAGTTGTGGCTGATACTCTATCTGATAAAGTATGCCATTATAAAATGCTTGTTTGCTCATTTGATTGTTTGTTTGTAGGTTGATAAAAGGAAAGTATAATGGACTCGAACCATTACTAAAGGTGCTATGACTGCCATCCTTTGTGCTACCATTACACTAATACTTTCTAATTCCTAAATCATTTAAATATTAGTTGCTGTCTTTGATAATGTCTTAATTCTGACCTAAATATATTTAGTTTCCAAAATCACCTTCTTACTCTTGTCATAGTTCTAAGTTGAGTCTATTCCTTCATACTCACTAAGCTATTGGTATATATTCTGTGGCAATTAAATTGCCCTTTTCAACCTCACACAGTCCTTATGGGTGTATGTATCTTTACTTTTATGACACAATTTCAGTAGCACTCCCAATATTATTGGTACTCAATTGAAGACATTTAACAACAATTAATATGTGTTTGTTCGATTGTTTGCTTGTTAGAGTGTGGTTTTGCATATAAACTATAACAGTAAAAACAGTCATACATTATTGGATGATTGTTCTACTAATTGTTGGTTTCAATGAGGTGATAATTGTGGGAGGGGACAATTTGTCAGTCCATACTATTAACTCTCAATAAATCAACAAGTTACATTCAACACAAAACAAGAAAGATAGGACATAAAGTGTATTCCACACTCTATTATCCTATCCTACTTACTCAATGAACTGAACTTCTAAATACTCTACTTACCTCTCTAATCCTCTTGTCAGGAAGAGATGTAAATAGAGCACATTTCATCTCACTCTAATCACTAACAGAGTTAAATCCTATTACATATAATATAATGTGTAACATATCTTGGAGTTATACTAAGAGCATACTAATGCTTACTCATATAACTTTTACACATAAATACTATTAATGTTCAAAGGATTAAACCCTATTAATGCTTAGAGGAAATAAAAAGGAAAGCAGGCATAAAGCCTGCAATCCCTTAGAAGCTTGCCAATACAGGTGCTCCACCCTGACCTTCCTCATGCAGGAGCCAGAAGTTAGAACCATCAGAGCCAGTGACATTGCTCAGCATAGGATGAGCTGGTATGCCTTTGACTGCAACTGCACCTGTCTTTGCACCATAGGTGAAGAAGAGTTTGCCTGTCTTAGGATTCTTCTTCACATCAATGCGTGATACATTCATTTGTGCCTTGAACTGCTCTACTGTCAGAGTGTCATTGAATACTAAATTCTTTTCCATAATGGTAAAATGTTAATTTGTTAATAATGAAATTGTTTTAGCTACGGGGGTAGGACCCCCTTGGGCTAAGTGATGGGGAGGGTGTGGTTGGTGTAACCACCACTCATAAAATATCACAGAAAAAAAAAATCAAAAAAAAATTAGAAAATAGATAGGGGGGGGGTCAAAATCACCCCTATACTAATTAGAAAGGTGGGAAAGGCAGTAAAAAAAAAGAGAAAATTATTTTTCCTATAAATTTTTCATTTATATATTTGCATATATCAAAACTTTTATCTACCTTTGCACTCCAGTAGAGGTTAATGGCGGATTAACCTTTCACCCATGAGGTTAAAAAGTAATGGGTTAGAAGTTGGGTTAGTACTCTCACACTTACATAGAGAGGAGGTTGTCCCCAATACTACTAAAATTGCTACTATATAAATTAGATTGCATGAGCACATCCACCTGAGAAAATGCACAGGGAATCATGCTATAGGGGTATAATCAAGAACTGGTCTAATGAAGTTAGTAGTTAAAAGGAGATTAGAAATAACTCTTATGAAGCCATAACAAAGCTTCAGGGATATTACTATATACAAGAATGAAGAAGATAGGTAATTACATTAAGGATTCTATTAAATGGTTATGGCAGTTCCCACAGAATATGCTTGCTCTATGTATAGAGGGTATATTGTGCCAAGCTGCATATAGAGAAGGTAAGGCAGATGGTAATACTATTATAGTGAATATTACTCTACCTTCAGCCATGTCTTTAGGAGATTATCTCTTTGTGAATCCTATGTCATCACAAAAGTCCATTCGACATGAATGTGGTCATAGTAAGCAATCTGACATATTAGGTCCACTATATTTGATAGTAATAGGAATCCCATCATTACTGCATAACATAGTACATTACCTATGTAGTAAGATAGGAATTAAATGGAACTACTACAGTTTTTATACTGAATCTTGGGCTAACAAGTTAGTAGGAATTACTTGAAAGAATATAGTTAAGACCTAAAATCAAGCCTAACTTTACTCCTTCAAGACAAGAAAATGATACTTGAATTGAAAATAATTGGAGAAAAGTTTGCACAATTCAAATATTTTGCTTACCTTTGCAGTGCAATTAAGGAAAAATGGTTTTAGGAAATTTCCATATAAGGAATGTTACTTTAACCAGTTGTTTTAAGGTAACATTCCTTTTTTTTTATTGCCCCATAGTATAGTTGGTTATTACACGGGATTTTGGCTCCTGTAACATAAGTTCGAGTCTTATTGGGGTAACAATAGTATGGATAGGTAGTATAATGGATAATACAACAGTCTTCTAAACTGTTTCATAGGAGTTCGAGTCTCCTCCTATCTACAAATGTAAGCACAGGTATGGGATATAAGAATAAGCAAGATTTATATGAGTATCAAAAGAGAAGATGGGTAAACAGAAAGGTGGAAGCTATACTATATAAGAGGTAAATGTGCAGCCTGTGGTATAGAGTACAATGGAGAGAATGGAGCCATCTTTGATTTTCATCATATAAATCCAGAAGAGAAAGAATTAGAATGGGGAAAATTAAGAGCAAGAAGTTGGGAATCCATAAAGAAAGAGTTAGATAAAGAAATATGTTTATGCTCTAATTGTCATAGACTTATTCATTCTCAGAAGTTCTAAAATGTTGGGTTAGACGAAGTGGTTAAGTCACCACACTTTCAATGTGGAGATTATGGGTTCAAGTCCCATACCCAATACAATATGGAGCTATCTACTAATGGTTAGGTAACTGCCCTCTCAAGGCAGAAATTTGGGTTCAATTCCCAATAGCTCTACAATTTAGGGTGTGTAGCATAGTGGTTAATGTGCCTGACTGTCAATCAGGAGATTGGAGTTCAATTCTCCCACATCCTGCTAATCCACTTTTAATCTACTAAAGTCCTATCCTACAGAGGTAGGTAGGCAAATGGAGAGGTAACTCAGTGGGACTGGGAACTGTCTTGAAAACAGATTGAGCAGTAAAATGCTTGGGGGTCGGGACCTCATCTCTCCGCAATAATAGGTGTTCTTTGACATATTGGTGAAGGAAAATGGAGAGTAAACCTAAGAGGTCTTAGGGACTGTCTGCTAAACAGATTGTACCAGCAATGGTATGTGTTTCAAGTACACTGCTCTCCGCAATATATAGTAGTAGCCTAATTGGTGGGGCACTGCATTTGGGATGCAGAGGATGCAGGTTCGAGTCCTGTCTACTATACTAATGGGGTTTGTGGTGTAATTGGCTAACACACCTCCCTTGCAAGGAGGAGTTCAGGGTTCAAGTCCCTCATTCTCCACACTATGTTTTCATGTTTTCATAATGTTGAGCTTTTGCTTGAACCCTCTTTTGGGTAGTTAGAGGTTAAAGAAACTACCCTATCAATGCTCCTTAGTTCAGTGGTTTAGAATAGTTCCCTTACAAGGAAAAGGTCATTAGTTCGATTCTAATAGGAGCAACACATTGCCACATAGCTCAAAGGCAGAGCATTTGACTGTTAATCAAAAGGTTGTGGTGTCGGAATCCACTGTGGCAGCTATGAGTGAAAGAGTAATAAAAGAGTGTAAGAAACATGGTTCTACAGAACATTATAGGGATAGTTCTGGCAGACTTAGGTGTATGAAATGTAGAACTGAAGCTGTGCAAAGAAGAAGAGAGAAGATAAAAGAGCTTGCAGTTCAATATAAGGGAGGTAAATGTTGCATTTGTGGGTATAATAGATACTTAGGTGCTTTAGAGTTTCATCATCTTAACCCTACTGAAAAGGATTTTGGGATAGGTACTAAAGGATATACAAGAAGCTTTGAGAAAGTAAAAGAAGAGTTAGATAAGTGCATATTAGTATGTTCTAATTGTCATAAAGAAATACACGCAGGTCTTGTATCTGTGTAAGAGAAAGAACTTTTGCAAGGAGTTCAGTCAAGTAGCTTGCAATACTTGATGCCATCATTTCTGAAAGTTCTCTGAGTGCAATAAGGAGAAGTAATCAATGATTTGATGTTTTAGCAGGTTGGAGAAGTAGTAATCTTGCCCCACTCATAATGGGGAGACCAGTGGTGCAAATCCACTACCTGCAACTAAATTGGGAAGTAGTTCAATTGGTAGAACACTGGTCTCCAAAACCAGCAGTTGTGGGTTCAATTCCTACCTTCTCAGCTATATTGGGATGTATCTCCTCTGTCTGATAAGCAGTTGAAAGAGTAGTTGGTTACAGGTGAGTTCAATTCTCACCATCCCAACATTGGTCAAGAAGAGTATTAGTTGATGTACTTCAATGGCAGAAGGCTGCTCTCATAAGGCAGTAGTTGAAAGTTCGAGTCTTTCCATCAGCACTGTGTTAGTATTTTAATTGGTTAGAAGTCCTGACTGTGAATCAGGAGGGTATGGGTTCAAATCCCATCTAACACCCCAATATACTGGCATATCCCCTCTGTCTTATACACAGTAGAAAGGGTAATAGGTTGCATGTGGGTTCAATCCCCTCTGCCAGTACTATCTTGGAGTACCAGAGTGGCTAATGGCACAGACTGCAAATCTGATGATTCGTGGGTTCAAGTCCCACCTCCAAGTCTTAATAAGCTCCTATAGCTGAATTGGTTAAAGCACCTGTCTCTTAAACAGGGGACTCAAGGTTCAAGTCCTTGTGGGAGCACAACCTCAACCTTGGCAAATATTCCCCCAAAGCATTGATGGTGGATGCTCTGGACTTTTAATCCTGAGAGTAAGGTTCGACTCCTTATGGGGGAACATAACATATTATTAACTCCAAATTTTAATGTTATGAGAAAGGTTATTTCATTAATTAAGAGAGGTGCTAAGGCATACTTTAGACAAGCTGCTAAGACTTATACTTGGACACCTACAGGAACTATTCCAGTTGGAATATAGTTCCTTTGATGCTGGAGTGAATAATAAATATTATATGGGGTAGCTTTAATGTGGTGAATTAGTGTGGACTGTAAATCCACTGCCTCAGGCTGTTTAAGGTTCGATTCCTTTCTGCCCCACTTCAATAGAAATCTTTGTCCTTGACTTATGGAAGGTGATGTGGGTAGAGACACAAATAAGTCATTATGGGTGCTGGGCAGGTATGGTTACATTGCGGAGGACTGAAAATCCTTAGAACAAAGTTCGATTCTTTGAGTACCCACTATATACTCCTGTGGTGGAATTGGAATACACACTGACCTCAAAAGTCAGGGCTTGGAATAAAGATTAAGAGTTCGAGTCTCTTCAGGAGTACTTATAATGCCCTCTTGGTGGAATTTGGTAGACACGCTGGATTTAGGCTCCAGTATGAAGTAATAGTAGTGTAAGAGTTCGAGTCTCTTAGAGGGTACTAAAAATAATTTGAAAATAATTAGGAAAATATTTGGTAGTTCCAATTATTTTGCTTAACTTTGCAACATCAAAATAAGAGAATATGTTTGAAGAAGATAGCCTATTTACTCCAATGGAATCAAGCAGAAGTACAGAAGTATCTGGTTCTCAGTTCTTTATTAACTTCTTAAATCAACTTGAAGGTTGGAAGACTAAGTGTAAGAACTTGCATTGGGCAGCACCTAAGAAGAATATTCATGTATATCTTGATGAATTTAAGGACATTTTGGATGATTATCAGGATGGTCTTGCAGAAGGATATATGGGAATACTTGGTAAAATGCAACCTAATGCTATCAAGGGAACTCCGAGTGATGCACTGAATGCTTTTGACTTTATTAGTGAAGTTAAGTCTGCTACTCTTGCATTTTATGATAAGATTCCTCAAGAGACTGTTTATAAAGGTATAATATCTGAATGTGAAACCTTTATTCAGAATATCAATAAGTATGACTACTTATTCCACTTATGTGATATAAGACCTTATTAATGACAAAATTAAGAAGTAGAGAAGTATATGAAGAGGCTATAAGAAACAGCCTTAGTATAGCACAAGTATGTAGATACTTGCATATAAAGCCTGTAGGAGGGAATTACAGAACTATACATCAAGCTATTGATTTATACAATATAGATACTTCCCACTTTACAGGTCAGGGGTGGAACTCTGGTGAGAGATATTCTCCAGTAGTTAAGAAATTCCCTCTTAGTAGGATTCTTGTAAATCCTTCAAGATATAATTCAAACAATCTAAAGAGAAGATTGCTTTCAGAGAATATAAAAGAACATAGGTGTGAGAGATGTGGATTGTCTGAATGGCAAGGACAAAAGATACCTTTAGAGCTACATCACAAAGATGGTAATAATAGTAATAATGAAATAAGTAATTTACAGCTCTTATGTCCTAATTGCCATGCTCTGACAGACAATTACAGAGGGAAAAATAAAATGGTCTAATGGTGGAACTGGAATACACAAGGGACTTAAAATCCCTCGCCCTTTAGGGATTGAGGGTTCAAATCCTTCAGGAGGCTCTATAATGTAGGTATGGTGTTAGTGGTTAGCATATGACATTGCCAATGTCAAGGGGTCAGTTCAAATCTGATTATCTACTCAAATGCAGGTATAGTATAAAGGTTAGTATGTAACACTTCCAATGTTAATGTGTGGGTTCGATTCCCACTATCTGCTCAAATATACATCGTGGGGTAGTGTAATGGAAACATGCAAGGCTCATAACCTTGAGAAGCAGTAATACTGTGTTGGTGGTTCGAGTCCACCCTCCGCAACTAATTCAGATAATATGGAAGAGATAGAAAAGGCAAAGATGGCAAGAACCAAAAAGACCAATGGTTCAGAGGTTCATCAAGTTATGACTGCATTAACTGATACTACAATCAGAGGTATTGTAAGGTCAGCTAATGAGGAAGGAATTAAGAGAGAGGATATAGTCTCTCTTCTTAAAGAGAATGGTCAGTTTGTATTAATCTACTTTAGATAAAAACATTATGGAAATGGAAGAGCAGAAGACAATAGAAAGACCCTTGATGAGTGAAGAAGAGTTCAAGGATTACATGGAGAAGAATAGAGTAGATATTGTGGGAGATTTCTATGAAAAAGGTATTCTTCACCTAAGAACTTATGAAGCAGTAAGCAAGTTCAAGTCTGTAAGGAGAGCAATCAAAAGAGGTCATGTATCTCTTGATGGTATTATCTTTCCTAAGATACCTTTCAATAACAAGGCTAATACTTGTAAGAGAAAGGGACATCACAGTAGAACTATTAATGAAAGAAAGAAGATGATTTATGAGCAACTTAAACACAGAAAATCAGCCTAATGATTACAATGAAGTGCCAGTACTGTACTGCAAGCATTGTCTATCATTGAATATTAGGAACATTCCAAGAATGGAGGATTCAGATTACTGTGATGAGTGTGGCTCCACTGATATAGGAGAATGTTCAATAGAAGAGTGGGAGACTCTATATAAGAATAGATATGGACATAAATTCCTTGAAGAGTATTAACAACTTAATTATAAAGTAAAATGGAAGAGCAAAAGGGAAAGGTTGTAGAGATGCAGCCAACAACAAAGGAAACAGAGAGACCTGAAAAGATGTCTTATGAGCAGTTGGAGAATATAGCTCATCAGCTTAGTGAGCAAGCTAAGCAGTTGTATATGAAGCTGCAAGCTGCTAACATGGGTAATATGTTCAAGAGACTTGACTACTTGTTTAAGGTAGTAGAGAATGGACACATGTTCAAGCAAGACTTCCTTGAAAAGTGTATTGCTGAAATTGAGGAGCTTATGACAGTTCCTGAGGATGTTGAGGAAGAGGAAACACCAGATATTAAAACTGAAGAGTAAAATACATGATGAAGGAAGAGTGGAGAGATATAGAAGGATATAATGGATTATATCAAGTATCCAATCTTGGTAGAGTTAGATGTGTTAGAATATTAGAACCTGCATTTACTGAAGATGGCTACTTAAAGGTGGTTCTTCAGGATAGAAGAAATATTAAAACATCTACTATACACAGATTAGTAGCTAAATCTTTCCTACCTAATTATTCTGATGATTTACAAGTGAATCATAAGAATGAAGTTAAAACTGACAACAGAGTAGAAAATCTTGAAATGTTATCTTCAAAAGATAACAATAACTATGGTAGCAGGAATGAAAGAATATCTAAAGCTTTAGGGAAAAGAGTTATCCAACTTACTATATTTAATGAACCTATAGCTGAATACTATTCTACATCTCAAGCATCAAAGCAAACTGGTATTTCTCATAGAAATATTGCTACCTGCTGTAGAGGAGAAAGAATTTCTGCTGGAGGGTATAAATGGAAATATAAAGATGGTTAAGAAAGCAAATAACATCGTCAGAATACCCACTTCATTAAATGGTAAATTCTTTAGATATTGGTTTGAATTTTTAGAGCCTTTTCATAAGCTAACTGATAGAGAGATTGATGTAATTACATCCTTTGTCAAGCAAAGATATGAACTCAGTAAAGTTATCAAGGATAATGAGATACTTGATAAGGTTACAATGAGTGAAGATACAAAGAAGAAAGTAAGGGAAGAGTGTAATATCACTCTCCCACACTTTCAAGTAATTATGGGCAAGCTAAGGAAAAATAAGGTCATTATTGATGGTAAGATTAATCCAAGATTTATCCCTAACATTGATGAAGAGACTGGCACTTTCCAACTATTGTTACTTTTTGAATTGAAATGAATTATCCTGATATAATTGGTAAGGTTTCTGAAGAGTTGAATTTACCTAAAGAAGTGGTAGATAAAACATATAAGGCATTTTGGTTATTCATTAACCAATCTATACAGTCCTTGCCATTAAAGGAGAATCTTAATGAAGAGGATTTTGCTAAGTTAAGAACAAATTTCAACATTCCATCATTAGGTAAACTGACTTGCACTTATGATAGGATGTTAGGTATGAAAAAGAGACTCAAGTTTATTAAACAGATAAGGGAGAAGAAATGAAGAAATTGTTTATTAGTCAGCCCATGAAGGGCAAGACAAATGAAGAAATAGAAGCTGAAAGAGCCAAAGCTGTGGAAGAGGCTAAGGCAGTACTCAATGATGATGTGGAAGTAATTGATAGCTTCTTCAAAGATGCACCAGTAGATGCAAGACCTCTATGGTTCTTGGGTAAATCAATTGAGCTATTATCTGTGGCAGATGCTGCATATTTTGCTAAGGACTGGGATAAGTATAGAGGTTGTAAGATTGAGCACTCTTGTGCTGTAGAATATGGTATAAAAGTTATTGAGTATGTTGAAGGTTAAGAAAATAAAGCCAATGTTCACTGCACTTATCACTACAATGGATAAGTATGAACATGATGTAACTACAAGAGGTGGTCTAATTGATACTACTAAACAGCAAGGTGGATTAAAAGAGTATCAGACTGTACTTGCAGTAGGTAGTTCAGTAAGAGATATAAAGGTAGGTGATATAGTGTGTGTAAACCCTACAAGGTTTGCAGTAAGAAAACATCAAGCAGGCACTCTTAAAGATGGAATTGTAACTGACAATCCTGTTACTACTTACAATTTTGATGTTGTTGAGATGGATGGAAAGCAGTGCCTATTGCTACAGGATAGGGATATTGACTTCATTATTGAAGAGTATGAGGAAGTTCCTGACCCAACTCCTTCACCTATTATTCAACCAGAGAAGAAGAAACTAATTGTATAACTCAAAAGAGTGTATCAGGAAAACTAATCTTGATACACTCTTTTTTTTTTACCAGATTTTATGTTGAAATTATTCAAATATGAGGGTTACAAGATAGTAATATCTGAGGAAGCCTTTGCTCTTAAACCATTTAGGCAGATATGGCAAAGAGATAAGACTGTTAATAAGGATAAGGCTATTATGGAACTTGGCTTCATATACTTCTTCTGTGACCCAAGAAGTGACTATCAATACCTTGTAGATGACAAGGAGAGGATGGAAGCTATTAAGGAGGGAGAAGGACTACCTCCTAAATGGGAACCAGATAGGATAGTAACAGAAGCAATGGAATTTTATAAGTCCTTCAAGCCAATCTCTGCATTACTCCTTGAAGACACGAGGTTTATGGTTAATAAGTTTAGGGCAAAACTAAGGGAGTTGGACTTTGACAGTCTTGAGGTTAAGGAGTTCAAGGAGATTACAGCCATTGTGAAACAAATTACACCTCTCATCAGAGATTTGGATGAGGCTGAGAAAGCACTTAATTCTGAAATGAGAAGTTCAGGTAAGATGAGAGGACAGGGAGAAAAGACTATATTTGAGGATGACTTAGCATTGTAACTATGAAAGCAGAAGATATTATAGAGGGTCTTAATAAACATATTGAGACAAGGAGAAGTGAGAGAGGAATTGGGAATGTAGGACACATGGTGTTGCAGAAGGAAATTATGCCTCATTCCTCATTCAAGGTTTATAAGATTTATAAGTACACTCTCTGGTTTACCAAGAGAGGTAAATCTTATAGAGTAATAACAGTGCAACATACTGCTAAGGTTCCTGATGGTCAGGAAGAGAATATGTTAAGAGAGATGAATATCATGTTGAGTACACTAATATTCAATTGGATAGGCTCTGATTTTTATGAAGCAGTTATAAAGGGAGAATATAATGGAGTTTCAGAAAATACCAATGAATAAATATCAGACTGAGCTGACTGAGGAATTGGTTAATAGCCTTCCTCAGGAGGTTCAGGACCAGTTATTTGATATTATAAATAATGTGGAATTTGTCAAGAGATTGATAAGTCCTACAAGAGAATATGCTAAGGATAGACCAAGGGATGATAGAGGTAGAATCATTGTAGACTTGGCTAATCCTCATATATTAGAGGATATGGATTATTTCAGACCATCTGCCATACATTATGAAAAGTATGGTACATTTACCAACCTCAGACCTAATGCCAATCCTAATAGTGAATATGGCAAGTGGGTAAGAGAGGAAAGAAGGAGAATCTGGGATGGTTATGTAAGAGAAAGTGATGGAGAGTGGGTCACAGGATATATGTATTGGTTTCTTAACTACTCTCCCATGATGCTCTCCAAGATTAGAGAGTATAAGGATAAGAATGGTAAGAAGAGAAAGTCCAAAAGAGCTGACAGAGTAGAAGCACTTCCTGAATGTTGGGAAGGAATCTATTGGAGGTTCCATTGCTTAGACCAAGCATCAAATGGTGGTTTATATAATAACTTTGAGGGAGGTCAGCACATGGCTGAGCTTGCTTCCAGAGGTAAAGGTAAATCATATAGTCTTGCATCTATACTTAACCATATCTTTGTAGTAGGTGAGAATGAGGAAGCACATGAGAAGGTAAAGGGTATAGTAACTGCCTATCAGAAAGAGTACCTTACTAAGGATGGTGTCCTTAATAAGTTTGTAGATATGGCTAACTTCTGTGCAACCAATACCCAGTTCCCAAGAAAGAGATTAAAGAACTCTTTACAGGAAATGACATGGATAATGGGGTATAAGGATGTAGAATTGGACATTGAAAGAGGCACTCAGAATACAGTACTTGGAGTATCATCTAAGGATGATGAGTCTAAGTTGAGAGGTAAGAGAGCTGCCAAGATTCTTATTGAGGAGTTTGGTACATTTCCAAGACTTGTAGATTTGTATAATGTGCTTTTGCCTTCAGTACAGGAAGGTGATATTGTCTTTGGGCAAATCTATATGTTAGGTACTGCTGGTGATAATGAATCAGACTTTGCTGGTGCTCAGGAAATCATGTATAACCCCAAAGGTTATAATATGTATGCTTTGCCTAATGTATTTGATAAGTACAATCAAGGTAAACCCTACTTTGTTTTCTTCTTTCCTGGCTATGTAAACAGGAAGGGATGTTATAATGAGGATGGTGTATCTGATGTAATTAAGGCTCTCATAGAGATATTGATGAATAGGTATAGAGTGAAGTACAATTCTACTGACCCAAATACTATCATTAAGACTATTGCTGAGGTGCCTATTACTCCTGCTGAGGCTATTGTTAAGACAGGTGTAAACATGTTCCCTGTAGCTGACTTGACTGAAAGAATAGGTCAATTAGATGCTAATCCTACAGAATATGATGATGTATATGTAGGTGATTTGGTATTTAATAAAGATGGTCAGGTAGAGTATAAGCCTACTTCTGCTATGCCTATTAGGGATTTTCCTCATAAGGATAATAAGATAGAGGGTGCTATTGAAATATATCAATTACCTGAAATTGATAGAAATACAGGTAAGCCATATAATGACAGGTATATATTAGGTGCTGACCCTTATGATGATGATGAGTCAAATACCATGTCTTTAGGTTCTATATTTGTATTGGATTTATGGACAGATAGGATAGTAGCTGAGTACACTGGAAGACCATCTTTTGCTGATGACTACTATGAGATTTGTAGAAAGCTCTGCCTATTCTACAATGGTAGGCTAAACTATGAGTATAATAAGAAAGGTCTATTCTCTCACTTCTCGACCAGAAATAGTCTTTACTTACTTACTGATGTGCTTGACTTCTTAAAGGAAAAGCAGATGATGAAGGATGGCTATGGTAACAAATCAAAAGGTACTAATGCCTCTCCTGCTATTAATGCTTATGCAAGAAGTAGATTGAGAAGCTGGCTATTAGCTCCAGTTCCTATTATGCAGACTATTGATGGGGAAGAGAAAGAAGTGATGGTTCCAAGACTATTTACTGTAAGAAATAGAGCACTGCTGAAAGAGCTTATTAATTATAACTCTGAGGGTAACTTTGATAGAATATCTGCTATGGGTATGCTAATGCTTCTAAGAGAAGATAGAATGATAAGATACCAAGGAGATGTTAGTAAGGAAAAGCAGGAGAGGGCTAATAATAGCTATGATGGTAATGACCCATTCTTTAAGAGAAACTATGACTTTAAGTTTAGGCAGTAAATTTAGTAAAAATGGAGACTGATGGTTAATAAATTACTTATATACTTGCATAGGTCAAGGATTTTACTTACCTTTGCACAGTAATTAAATTGAAGTATAATGGGATATGAAATGATAAATTTGCCTCCACAGCAACTTCCCTTCAGTAAGAAAAATAAAGCTTGGAGGAAGAAGCACTTGGATTGGGCAGACAGTAAGACCTTCTTCAATTATAGCTTAGTTAGAAAATCTGTAATACATAAGAAAATTAACTATGACTTGCTCAATGGTAAACTCCACATGAGTGACCTTGAAATGATACTGAATCCTGAAAAGCTACAGGCAGGTTTCATACCTGACAGGATTCAACACTATCCTATTATGAATAGTAAGTTGAATGTGCTTAGAGGTGAGGAAAGTAAAAGAGTCTTTGACTTCAAGGTAGTAGTTACTAACCCTAATGCTATTACAGAGATAGAGAATAACAAGAAGCAAGAATTACTACAGAAGTTGCAAGAGTGGGTATCTAACACTTCTCAGTCAGAAGAAGAGGCTAATCAAGAGCTTGAGAAGATAAATGACTACTATACCTATGAGTGGCAGGACATGAGGGAAATCAGGGCTAATGCTCTCCTTAACCACTATGTAAAGGAGTTGAATATTCCCCTAATGTTCAATCAAGGGTTCATGGATGCAATGGCAGTTGGTGAAGAGATTTATCAATGTGATATTGTAGGAGGTGAACCTACTATTGAAAGGCTGAACCCACTCAAAGTAAGAATCTTTAAGTCAGGATATAGCAATAAAATTGAGGATGCAGACATGATAATCCTTGAAGATTATTGGAGTCCAGGCAAGGTCATTGATACCTATTATGATGTATTGACAAAGAAAGATATGGAGTATATAGAGAAGATGCCTGACCATGTAGGTCAAGCTGCTACAGACTCTATGGATAACATTGATGAGAGATATGGCTTTGTCAATAACCACATGATAGGAGATGAAATAAGTACAGAGGGATTCTTTTGGGACCCATTAGGAGGATATGATGGAGTTAATAACTCACTTCTTCCTTATGATGTTGCAGGAAACTTGAGAGTACTTAGAGTATATTGGAAGTCAAGAAGAAAGATTAAGAAGGTAAGAAGTTATGACCCTCAAACAGGTGAAGAAGTATTTAACTTCTACCCAGAGACTTATGTAATAGATAAGGATTCTGGAGAGGAAGAGCAGATATTCTACATCAATGAAGCATGGGAAGGAACTAAGATTGGTACAGACATTTATGTCAATATGAGACCAAGAGTAGTTCAATATAACAGATTAAGTAATCCTTCAAGATGTCATTTTGGAATTGTTGGCTCTATCTATAACCTTAATGACAACAGACCATTCAGCTTGGTAGATATGATGAAGCCATATAACTATCTGTATGATGCAATACATGATAGGTTAAACAAGCTGATAGCAAGGAACTGGGGTTCATTAGTTAGACTTGACTTTGCTAAGAAACCTAAGGGATGGGATGTAGAGAAGTGGTTATACTATGCAAAGACTATGGGTCTTGCAGTGGAGGATAGCTTCAATGAAGGTAATGTGGGTGCAGCTACAGGTAAACTTGCAGGTGCACTAAATAATGCTTCTACTGGTGTAATTACAGCTTCTGATGGCAATCAGATACAGCAATACATTAATCTTCTTGAATTTATCAAGATGGAAATGGCAGAAGTTGCTGGTATTACTAAGCAAAGAGAAGGTCAGGTAAGTAATAGAGAAACAGTAGGTGGAGTAGAGAGAAGTATGATGCAGTCTTCTCACATTACAGAGTGGCTATTTGTAGTACATGAGGATGTCAAGAAGAGAGCATTAGAGTGCTTGCTTGAAACAGCTAAGATAGCATTGAGAGGCAGAAGCAAGAAATTCCAATACATCTTGTCAGATAATTCAATGAGAGTTATGGAGATAGATGGTGATGAATTTGCAGAAGCTGATTATGGTCTTGTAGTGGACAATAGTAATGGCATTCAGGAATTAAACTCAAAACTTGATGCTTTAGCTCAGGCAGCATTGCAGAACCAGACTCTATCATTCTCAACTATTATGAAGTTATTTAGTTCATCTTCACTTGCTGAGAAGCAGAGACTTGTTGAAAAGGATGAAAGAAGTATCCAAGAAAGACAGGCTCAAGCACAGCAACAGCAGTTGCAAGTACAGCAACAGGAGATAGAACAGAAGGCTCAAATGGAACAGGCTAAGATGCAACAGGAGGATGCTCTTAACCAAAGAGATAATGAGACAAAAATTCTTATTGCACAGATGCAGGCTTATAGCAAAAATAGTGAAGATGATGGCATAATAGAACCTGAATATTCACAAGAGGCTAAAGATAAGCTAATGGAGCAAATAAGAGAATTTGATGAAAGACTTAAACTTGATAGAGAGAAACTAAGCCTTGATAAGAAGAAGCATGAGGATGATGTGATTCTAAAGAGAAAGGCACTTAATAAGAAACCTACAACTAACACTAAATAATTATGATTATAAATAAAATAGTTATATCAAACACAGCCCCCAACACAAAGGAAGTTGGGTGGCTTTTACCATTAGAAGATGGTACATTTAAACTTAAATTCTATGGATTAAATGGTTGGATAGATGCTTCATCTGGAGTACAAGGACCTAAAGGTGATAAGGGGGACAAAGGTAATACTGGTAATACAGGACCACAGGGTCCAGCAGGACAAACAGGTGCTACAGGACCTCAAGGACCTACTGGTGAAAACGGAGCTTCAGTAACAGCTATTGAATTTACTGCTGATGCTGAAGGTAATATAATTGGGGGTACAGCAACTCTTAGTGATAAATCAACAATAGAAATAACAGTAACTAAATCTGAAGGATAATTATGGCTGGAAAAATTAAGAAATTATTAGAGAATGAGTTAGTGGGAGGTACTCAAAGTAGTGATGTATATCCTGTTACTTCTGTTAAGGCTGTTTATGATGAGGAAAATGAGAGACTTGATAATATTATAAATAGGAGAGGTGTAGTTAATATCTCTACTAACTATAATAGTGACCATATAGCTGAGGTACTTACCCTAGAACAGGCTATTGCTAAGGTACCTTCAAAGGACAGAGTACTTGGATTTCAAGGTAAATTTCAAACATCTGAAGGGTGGAAATCCTATATATTTACTGGAGACTCTGTATCAAATTGGTCTGATGTTAGTAAGTGGATAGAGTTAATATCTTCAGCAGTTTTAGCCCAAGAGTTGGGGGATAGTACAACTAAAGCTATATCACAAGGGGCAGTTACTAAAGTATTCTCTGAATTTGAAAAAGGATTTATTAGAACAGGTATCCAATTAAATAATGATATAACGACAAATGTAGATGACTATGAAGTTGGAGCTTTAAATATAGACGGAAGTATATCAGCAGCACCATCTTCTTATAGAACATATACAATAAGTAATATCACAGATGATAGTGATTTCATTTTTATACAAGCATATTATGATGGAGACATGTTCAATACTAATTATTATGTTAATCTTGCAATATTTGATGAGAATAATGAGATGGTATTCAAATCTACATTACATGGGATTCAAGTAATTGCTTTGCCTCCTAACTATTCTGCAAAAATCTCACAATATTCAAATTTCGGAATTTCTTATTCTAAATCATATATTAGCATTATAGATAATGTAAATGATTTAGAAAAAAGAACACAATTAGTTGAAAATGACTTTCATTATACTAATTTTAGTATAGGTGATGAAATTACAGAATATGATGTTGTAGCTAATAAATATATTAACACAAAAGGGGATGAAATAGACTTTGTAAATTTTTCATATATTAAATTAACTGATTTGACTGATATCTATGCTGTTAGTATAAAAACAATAACAGGTCAGGTTGCCCCAATTATACTTTGGTTAGACGAGTTTGGAAGTATCATAAGTAAAGTTAAATCTTTGGCTAATAGTATATCAATTAGTACAGATTCAGTAAAACCTAAAAATGCTAAAACTTTAATTTCTAATGTGTATGGTGGACTAAAGAATATAACTATACATAAATTAATTCCTAAAGATGAATCATTAGTAACTGAATTATCTAATATTAGTAATTCATCAAGAAAAGCATTCAATGGAGTAGGATATTTGGCTGATGTCATACAAAATAATAATTTTTTTGGTAACACACCTATATATAGAATTGATGGTAAATATTATAAAAATATTAATGGTACTATAGGAGAAATAGGTTCATTTTGCATTGAAAGATATATAATACCAAAAGAAGCTACAAAATTAAATGTTACGAAAGCTACAATCGGAACGGCATATTCTTTGTTTAGGGATTGTTACGGGAATATATTAGGGGGGTTTGATAACATAGCAGAAGAAATTCAAATACCGCAAAACTCTATATTTATAGATTTTTCATATATAAAAAGGAATGGAATTGATTTTGCATTTGATGTTGAATACAATATACTTGAACAATATCTTTTAAGTCTGCAAAATCAAATTGGATATGGAAACTTTTACAAGACAAAAGTAATATTAGAAAATCAATATTATTCAAGTCCAACCGGAAGTATAACAAAATTGCAAAATTTTAGAATACAAAAAATAGAAATACCATTTGGGGCGGAAAAAATTGATATTAAGTATTTAAGATCTGGTTCTGCTTATAATCTAATAAGAGATGTTTATGGGAATATAATAGATTACAAGACCGGAGAATTAAGTGGAACAGAATGGGAACTTTCTAAAAAATCCTATTTGTTAGAGATATGTTATAGCAAAAACAACAAAATGGAAATATCTTTCAGTCCAAAATCCGGGATAATAGAAAAAGTAGAGAAGCTAGAAAGTGAAAGTAATTCAATAGAAAGTTGGCAAGGGAAAAAAATTGTATGGTATGGTACATCTATTCCTGCTCAAGGTGCCAGCAATAACACGAGTTATCCGCATATATGTGGGAAATTATTAGGAGCAAATGTTATCAATGAATCTCAAGGTGCTTCTATGGTAAGAATTGGTAAGAATATTGCTGAACCGAATAACCCTTTAGGCGATGTGTATGGTATAAGAGGTTGTTCATATACTAACGTACTTTATGCTTTATCTTATACTCAAAAAGAAAAGTATGATATAATGCAAAATTGGACAACTGAGCAGAGAAAAGCAAACCTTAAACTTCAAGGATATGATGATGCTGAATTAGTTGATGTTGTAGGATATGGTGAATTGCTAGGCGGTGATTTTGTTGGTGATAAGACAGACGATGAACAGCAGACCACTCCAACAGCTAAACCGCAGGATATAATGCTAAATACGTATAAGAATTTTAGAAAATCTTGTTTGGCAATGTGTTGGGATAATTCTGATGATATAGAAGATTTTGGGCTTATAGAAGGAAAGATACAGAAATATCTTACTTGGGACAATATGCCTGACTTATTTGTTTTTGACCATATACATAATGATAGTTATAATGAAAGTGACCTTTCTAAATTTGCTGATATTCCAGAAGATATATACAATAGAAATACAGCAGTGGGAGCTATGAATTATGTGTTGAAGAAAATATTCGATTTTAATCCGAGGGCAAATGTGATGATATGTGGTACTTATAATAACACTACAAATCAATGGTATATGGTCACAAAAGCACAAGAAGTTGTTGCAGATATATGGGGTATTCCTTTGTATAAATTGTGGAATTTTACAGCCATGCAAAGAGAGCAATATGTATCTGTTGAAACAAATGGATATTGGGATTCAAATGGTGTATGGCAAAGAGAGGGTTACAATGGTTCAAATGATTCTGTATCTAATAATTCTCCTAGACAATTAGAGGATGGTACGTGGGTGCATACAATAAGTATGTTAAATTCAAAAATGAAAGACAATTTACATCCTGCCACAAAAGAAGTAAGAACATATATGGCTAAACTTATAGCATTATATATTAAAAATAATATTGCTTTATTATAAAATATCTCAGCAAACTTAATACTTTATTACAATAATATTTTATCTAGTTTTATTGTAGAATATCTATATATATATTAAGTTTTGAAATTTATAAATAAATCACTTATGCTATTGCATAGGTGATTTATTTTATGTATATTTGCACCCTGATAAAAGTATGTGCTTATGGTGAAGAAATATATAAGGATTGGAATAGTCATTTTGATGAGCTTGCTTGCTGTAAGTACATATACATTGTACAACAGGAATCAAGACCTTAAAGAGGAAATATCAATATCAATGTCTAATCAAAAGGCATTTATAGCTGAGAACTCCTCCCTAAAAGAAGAGAACAGGGTATTTAAGTTTACTGTAGAGCAGCTTAACTACTATAATGACTCTATCTTGCAGAAGATGAATGATGTCAGGAAGGAGTTAAAGATAAAGGATGATAATTTGAAACAGATGCAATATCTTTTATCTGAGGCTACAAAGAAAGATACAATAGTATTTAGAGATACTCTGTTCAGAGAACCTACATTAAATATAGATACACTTATAGGAGATAAGTGGTACCAAATGAGGCTTGGGCTTAAATATCCAAGTACAATTACTACAGACCCTAAGTTTGTTAGTGAGAAGTATATAATGGTGGACTATAAGAAGGAGACTATAAATCCTCCAAAGAAATGTTGGTTACTCAGGCTATTTCAAAAGAAGCATAAAGTAGTAGAAGTGAATGTTGTGGAGAAGAACCCTTATATTGAGAACAAACAACAAAGATTTATTGAAATTGTAGAATAATTATGATTGACTTAGGAATACTAATCACTGGAGGTATAGGGCTTATTACCACAATAGTCAGTGGCTGGACATCATGGTTCTTTGCAAGAAAGAAGTATGATAGTGAAGTTGATAGTAACCTCATAAATAACATGAAAGAATCACTGGACTTTTATGAGAAGCTCTCTGCTGATAATAGAGAGAGATTGGAAGAGGTACTAAAAAGAAATGCAGAATTGGAGCAGGAAGTGGGGGAACTTAGGAAACAGATGTTTAACCTTATGAGTTCCATATGTACTGACCTTACCTGCCAACTGAGAAAGAGAAACTTAAACCTTTTTAATGAGCATGGAGTTAATAGTGGACAGAAAATGGAAGAAGCAGAGCTACACCATAAGTAATCTTACTATTGATGGAAAGTGGTTTTGCAATGTACTTGAAGATGCTGATAGGGGGTTAGATGACTCTATGAGCATAGCTAAGATTAGGGAATTGAAAAAGCCCTCAATTACAGCTATCCCAAAAGGTACTTATGAGATTACCTTAGATGTTATCTCTCCTAAGTATTGTACTAATAGTTTTTACAAGCAAGTATGTAATGGTAAGGTACCAAGATTACTTAATGTAAAGGGATTTGAAGGCATACTTATTCATGCTGGTAATACTGATAAAGACTCAGCAGGATGCCTGTTAGTAGGTGTTAATAAAGTCAGAGGTCAGGTAATAAACAGCAGAGAGACTTTCAAAGAGCTATATAAGCTCCTTAAAGACAAGCATGATAAAGGTGAGAAAATAACCATTAAAATTCTATAGTTATGGCAAAGAAATGTGGTTGTAAGGGAAAAGGTAAAGGTAAGAAAGGTAAATAACTAAAAGTGTAAAATTATGGCAAGAGGAAAGAGAAGACCAAAGCCAATGTCACCAAAGGCTGGTATTAAGAGAACAAGGTATGGCTGTGGAGGAAAACTTAAATAAGAGTATGTACAAGTTACTTATACTAATGCTTAAATATATACCTATGTTAATATCATTAGTATATGTACTAAACACAGCTTTATCCTATTTTTATATAGACATTCCTGTATTGAGTAATCTGGCAGGAATGTCTATATTGCCTTGGATATTTATGTATTTATCTGCAACAGTATTTAGGTTTTGTTTATATCATAAGATGTTCTTACATTATATCTTGGTAACTGATATAATAAACATAATTGACTACTATGTAGGTATTCCAATTGAGGACTTAGAGCTGTTGATGATTCATGGAACTATAACAGGATTATTCCTGTTTGTAATATTGTATTTATATGTTAAGAGTCATAAGAAGCCTACTATTAAAGATAGTAAAGGAAAGTGATATGATAACCCAAAAGAAGATGATAATACCTATATTTAATTATAAACTCACTGTAGTCATATTTGACAAGTGGGAGGAGTTAGGAAGATTCTTGCCCAAAGAAGAAATGGAGCAGGAAGCCAAAGCTATAACCATAAATCAATATGGGGCATCTCTTGTGGCTATCAATTCTAAGAGGGGAAGTAGCATTATCCATGAAGCTGAGCACATAAAGAACTCTATATGGAGATATATAGGATATACTCCTCAGGAAGATAATGATGAGGTAGATGCTTACCTTATAACCTACATATATGATAAGATAACAAGTGTATTCTACAAGCATGATAGAGCAGCCAGATAAGGCTGCTTTTTTTTTTATTCTTTTAGCAACATATTACTAAGTTAAAGCCCTGTATATCAATATGATATATGGGGCTTTAGCATTGATAGGCATCCTAAGAAATATTACTTACCTTTGCACCTGTAAGCTTACAATAAGAGAGATAAAACAATAACTAATTTCAAAAATTGCTACTATGGAAATAATTGAGAAGCAAGTAGAAAAGGTAAAGGAAGTTCCTGCTGATGGCTACTATGGCTAAAACTAATCCTATGATTGGTTTTATGAAACCTCTTATTACAAGAGCATTAGATAAGAACTTTAGTAAGGTAAGCAAGGCTTTAGACCTTATAGCTGACAAGGATGGTAATATAGACATTGAGAATATCCTCACTGAAATGATGGAGAATCTAATGACCACTAATCCATTCACCTTCAAGACCTCATTTGTTGGAGA